CAAACGTATGAGATAATCCCCAAACTCACAAAGACCGTTTACATTCAACTGAAAACGAAAGTCAAGGCGGTTGAGAGAGTGGTAGAGCAAAATGCAGAATACACTTGTGATTTCCAATATAGTATCAGTACCGACAAAGGTGAGCAGATATACATTGTTGAGTTCAAGTCAAGTTATTCCGCAAAAGCGAGGGACTACACACTGCGCAGGAAACTTATTAGACGGAGGATAGCGGAGTGGAACGAGCGAGAAGGTTGGGACAAGTGGGTTTTCTTGGAGTACAAGGAGACCGACTTGGTTCTCCCACCGAAAAAGAAACGGGAAAAGAAACCTAAAAACAAAAAAGTTAAACCTTAAAAGTAAAATACTATGGCAAAGAAAAATGACGTGTCGATAGACGACATAATGGACGAATACTCGTCAGGCGGTGAAATGACATTCATATCGACGGGTATCAAAGCACTCGACGAAATCAGCGGCGGCGGCTTGCTCGAAGGTACGATGTACGGCTTTTGGGGTGACGCAGGCACGGGTAAGTCGTCCCTGTGCGCACAGATAGCGCGCAAGTTCTGTGACGACGGCTACTCGGTTCTGTATGTTGATTCCGAGAAGTCCCTGAACGACGTTCAGAAAAAGATATACGGTCTGACGAAATACTGTCCCAAGGACAAGAACGCGCCCCGTCAGTTGTATCACCTCGACCGTATCGTGACCATGAAACAGTGCGACGAAATATGCAACAAGTTTATTGACAAGGGTACGGTGAAGTTGATTATAATTGATTCAATCACGGAACTACTCGCCAAGCCTGCCGAGGACATAGATATTGAGAAACAGACAATCGGCGAACACGCGCGTCAGTCAAAGGATATGCTGTTGAAACTGAAATGCGCCGTCCACCTGAACGACGTTATCTGTATCGTTATGTCACAGGCTCGCGCCAACATTCAGACCGTCCCGACATACGGGGCGTCGGACAAGAAACAGGCAGGCGGCTACGCGGCGAAACACGTTCCTGACGCTATCCTGCAAATAGCCAAGGGTTCGGCTATACGCGACACGGAAAACAACGTAATCGGTCACGTAATGAAAATGAAATACGACAAAAACAAGATTCACGCCCCGATGATGATTGAGCAGAATTTCATTTACGGTGTCGGAATCAGCAACAAGATGGGCGTCATAGACGCGGCACTTGAACGCGGCTTTATCGAGTTGAACGGTCGCTCGTACGTACTCGGGAACGGCAGTAAGTACATAGGCAAGAAAGCCCTGTACGATATGACGGACGAGGATTTCAATTATTTGGACGAAATGCTGAATTAGTAAAACAACAATTTAAAAGTGAGTTATTATGGCAAAAAAGAAAATTTTTGAGGCTGACGAGGAAATCGTCAAGATGGTCAGGGAACAGTTTGAAAAAAACGGTTTCAACGACAGTATGACCTTGCAGGTGTTCGGTATCACAAAGCAAAAGGACGTCGTCAAGGCGTCAAAAGCACCCGAGCCGACAGAGTTCCTGACAGAGAAAGAGAACATTATTCAGGTGTTCGTGTACGAGGGCGTGTTTAACGAACTCGACGAGGAGACACAGCGATTCCTGATTGAGTTCGCGTTACAGCCGATTTGGTTTGATTCGGACAAGGGCAAGGTTGTTATCGACAAGAACCCGTACAATCCGCTGTTCGAGTTGCGTAAAAAGTACGGCAACCGCGCCGACGAACTGTTGGAGACCTCGTATGTTGCAATCCAACAGGCTGAGGACTTGGAAAAATCGGGCGTAGCCTGATAGTTTTATATGTTAGACAAGAAAAGTGGGGTTGTGAATAACGATTCCACTTTTTTTGTATATTTGTGCATATTTTTTTCATAATAAGGATTTTTTGATTAAACAGTCAGTGGAAAGTGCGGAACGTCGAAAGATTTTCCGCACTTTTTTGTTGCACGTAACAAAACAATTATTATATTTGCGACACCGTTGCGATATTGCGGCGGTATGACAGTTTAAAACACAACAACAATGGACTTGAAAAAGTATTATCTACGCAACGAGTTGGTTTGGCGCAAGCTGACAGAGGACGAAATGGCGGCGTTCAGAGAGAAGGGCGTCGTCGAAATCGAGGGTCGTGAATACTCAGCCTCGCCGAGAATATCTTATTTTCAGAACGACAACGGTGCTGTCGAAATGTACGAGGTGTCGGACGCCAACATATTCGGTGATTCCATCCTGAACGGTGTCATAACCCCGTCGGGCGAAACAGGTCGCAACATCGGACTGAACAACCTGACAATGCCCCTGAACGTGACATACGCTGTTCAGGCGTTGGTGTCGCCTAACAGTTATTACGTCAACAACAGGTTCTACACCAATATTGAGGACGCTATCGACTATTACCGCAAGATAAAGGACTTTGTAATAAACAGATAATGGTTACGGACATTACGGGTCGGACATACGACAGGACAGGCACGGTGTCAGTGCCGAAAATTGAGGGTTCTGTCATTTTGGCGGAACTTATGTGTGTAAAGTGCGGCAAGCGTTGGACAACTAAGATTCCCCTGAAGGAATCGTTGAGGGACATTCGGTGCGGACTGTGCGGACTGACAGGCTACATTATCAACACGGGGCAATATTTATGAAAGACGCTGACAAACTATTGAAAATAATCGGCACTTTCGGTCTGAACAATCAGAAACGGAAGTTCGCCGAGGAATCGTTCGAGTTTATCGAGGCGGTCACGGAATACGAATGCGATATTCGTTGGGAGGATTACGACAGGCGCGAGGTCGCTTGCGACAAAGGCGCGATAACCGAGGAATTGGCTGATTGCATGGTGCTGTTGCGGCAGTTCGTTTGCTTTTTCCAAATTCCTGAAGAGGAAGTCGAGAAAATGATTGAGTTCAAGATAAACAGGACATTAGAACGAATGAACAATGGAAAAGAAAAAGATAACACAAAAAGAATGGGATAAATATCGCGGACATTGGAAAACTATCATAAACCATGTTTTCCGAGCCGAGAACGCGCTCAGTAAAGAATGCAAGGAGAAACTGAATCAGGCGAGGGGTAAGTCGCCTGACGAGGTCAAAAAGGCGTGCGACGAGTACATCGGTGCTGTCGCTGACAAAATATTGGGTTATACATTCGAGGTGGAATGAGCGCGAGTAATTCACTACATTATCAACTGTGTGTCGAGGGCGCGAAATGGTTGCACCGTCGCAAAAATGATTACAGGAAATGTCCCCAAAAGGAATGTTACGGAAAGGGGTTTTGCCGTGAGTGCCGCAGGTACAACTATGTCGCCGTAGAACTGAACACCTACGGTGCGGAACAGACAGACGTTTGGGGGTGGGACGGGTGTTCGACTGCGGTTATCGAGGTCAAGACATCGCACGCCGATTTCCTGAAAGACGCGAAAAAAGAATGCCGTTCAAAGGAATACGAGGACTTATGGTGCGGCAACGTCCGATGGTATCTATGTCCTGACGGTGTCATCCAACCCGACGAGTTGCCTGAAAATTGGGGTTTGTTGTATTGGGACGGAAAGGCAATAAGGCACGCCGTCGCGCCGACACGGGTCAATTGTGTCCACGCAGGCGACCTGTTGATTATTCACAGTATATTGCGCCGTGAGGGATTTCCGCAAAAAATATTCAATTATCGGGAATCCGATTACGGTAAGGGAAATATTAAAAAACAAACGTTTAACACTTAAAAACAAAACAAAATGAAAGCACTTTATTTTTTCTCGGTTGCGGCTATAATCACTTATTTGGTCGTGACAGTTATGACATTCGGTATTCCGAAATCAATTTCCGACACTCACTACCTTTGGAAAAGCAAGGGGCGTGACTATCTGTTCACATTCGTTATGTGGGGTGTCGGTATTCCGATTCTGATTTATTGGATTTCAGTGTCGCCTGAAAACCTGCAATTCATACCGTTCCTGAGTATATCAGGTATGTGTTTCGTCGGCGCGGCGTGCGCGTTCAAAGAGACCCTAACCTCAACGGTGCATTACGCGTCGGCAGGCGTTTGGGCGTTTTTTGCCGTACTGTATTTCGTGCTTGTCCACGATTGGGTGGCACTGACGGTCGGCGTCCTGTCATTCATTCTATTGGCGTTGTTTATCGGGCGCAAGCATTTCACCTTTTGGGCTGAGGTCGCCTGTATCCTGACTATGATTGTCGGTATATACAATTTATAAACTACCCAAAGTTTCTTTAAGCAGATAGTATGAACAACAACAACAACAAAAACGAGAAACCGTTGAATATGTCGATTCCGCTTTCGGCTATGTACAAGTCGCTTGTCAAGCAATACTCGCGCCTGTGCAGGTACGCGGACAGCCTCGAAAGCGAGGTTAAGGAACTGCGGCGCAAGAACGAGAACATACGCGTCGAAAACAAGTTCCTGAAGGAAAAGATAGCCCGTCGGAAAATCGTTGACGAGTACGGCGGCGACGTGGAACAGATGCACAAGATAATCGCCGACGGAAAGGCGAAACGCAAGAATATGCAACGGATGATGGAGAATTTCGCCAAGCGTCACAAGGGAAAGGACGTGACGGTCGAGCAACTGACAGAGTTTTTCAAATCATTAGAGACGGACGATGATACAGAGAATCAGGATAACGGATAACACCAACACGCCCGTCAACTACGCCTACGTGTTGCCTGCGTTCGCCAACGGAAAGGAATACACGTTCACCGACCGTGTGAACATAATCGTCGGCGAGAACGGGTGCGGAAAGACGACGCTGTTGAAAATGCTACGGGCGTATCTGATGGTCTATCAGGACGAGTGCGGCAAGGGAATATACAATTCCGTCCTGCACACCGTTTATAATTGGACGTGTGACGAAATGAACGACGGTGCTGACGTTTACGCCGACTACCGCCTGAACACCTTTTCGATGTTCGCCGCCGAGGACAGACACCCTGACGTGGCTATGGAATCGTTCGAGCGTTTCGGTCAGGCTTACGAACTGAGCATAAGTTCAAAGGGTCAGAAGACGACATACGCGCTGTGTTCGCTGTTCGACAAGATTTTCAACAAGGGCGCGAACCTGACGTTCAACTACGAGGAGGTGTTCAAGGACTGCCCCTTGTATATCGACTACGTGAACAAGCACCGCGTGTTAGATTCCGAGAACACTTGGACTATTCTTATGGACGAGCCTGACAACAGCGTTGATATTGAGCGCGTGTCCGAACTGTACAAGATATTCTCCGTACCAAAGGACAACACTCAGGTTATCGCCGTCATACACAACCCGTTCCTGATTGCCAAACTGTCAAAGGTCAAATCGGTCAATATGATTGAAATGTCAGACGGGTACGTCGAGAAAATCAATAACTTTGTGAGAAAATTCAACAAGCTATGACAACAGAGGATTTCGTGCCGTTCGAGACGGCTGTGCTTATGAGAGAGAAGGGTTTTGACACACCCTGTGACGAGGTTTACGATTCGGACGGAAACCTGTTCAACATTATGAACAAGCCGCTTGACGACTACGAATACTGTGCGCCAACGTTGGCTGTCGCCCTGAAATGGTTGCGAGAGACGCACGGTCTGTACGCGGACGTGTTCGTGATAGACTACGCCCCCGAGCCATGGGTGGCGAACATACACAGGTACAACGACGAAATCGAGTTGGTGTCCGTTTACAGGCACAACGGCGAGTTTTTCAGGACATACGAGGACGCCGCCAATTTCATAATAAAAGTTTGTTTGGAAAAATTCTTATAATCTCACATTGTTATTTCGATTTTTCTGTATTTTAGCGAGGTAAACACGTTTTAAAGTTCCGAGAAACGCCGTCCGCTGTTTCTCGCCCCGTTCACCCGAACGGGGTTTCTTTCAGGCGGACTTTTTTTATGGAAACAGAACTCAACGACATAAATGTTTACGTCTCGTTCGAGACGGCAAAGAAACTCAAAGAAAAGGGTTTCGACCGTATGCTGTACAGTCATTACACAAACGGGGGTCTCCTGATTGTGTCCGACTACAAGGCGTTATGGCTGACACCTGCCCCGACGCTCGGTCAGGCTGTCGAGTGGTTGCGTCAGAGGAACGTATGTGTGTCGCTGACTGTCGGTTCTGCCGACGACGGTGACGACGACCGTCAGACTTGGAAAGTCAGGTTCTACGACAGAAACCTGAATATACTCGCGTCCATGAACGGACTGAATATAACAGACTATAACAAAAGTATCGAGTTGGCTGTGAATTACGCGGCTCGGTTCATATTACCTTAAAAAAACAGCGCGTATGTATCCGCAGATAGCTTACATAAGACTGACTGAATGGCAACAGCGAGCGATAAACGCGATAGCGTTCAACAACAACTATATGATTATCGCTCAGGATGTCAACGGAAAGGCGTTTTTGGACTTGAACATAAGCGACGAACTACTGCAAGACGGTCTGAAGTCCATGTGTCAGGAGAACCCTCAGTTGTTGGATATGCTCACCGACTTGGTGATAGACTTGCACACTGAGAAAAAATGACTATATTCGCGTCCGAAAGGATGTTATTGTTAAACAAGGTTTGGGTAAATGCGTTTGAGAGCGGAATCGTGAAAAATTCCGCTTTTTTTATATATTTGTCTGTAAACTTTAAAATTGCAAGAGGATGGAAAGATTTAAGAACTATTGGATTGCCTTTTCAGGAATGCTATTCGGTTTCCTGTTCGTTATGTGCGCCGTCGGCTCGACCGCTTGGCTTGTGACGGACGGACACTATGTTTTCGCTGTGGCGACCCTCGCGACGTCCTGTTTCGCCGCCAAACCTGTCAAAGAGTATTTTATCAAAACCGTCGTAATGTGAAAACGTTGGTTGTTATCGCCGCTGTCCTGACGGTTCTTGTCAGGCGTCCGCTCAGGTGGCTTAAAGACGGATTCTACAAGTACAACTATTAGAGTTGTACTTTTTTTTGATTTTTTTTATAACAAGGTATTGTTATATTAAAAAGTTTTGTATATTTGCGATACCGTTTCAATAGTGGGGCGGAGAACTTTAAAACAACAACAGCAATGGATGATTCAAGATTGGTTTATCGAAGGATAACACGACGGGAGGCTAAAATAATGTGTCTTGATGCGTTGTCCGCACAAGCGGATTCAATAATAGACGCTGGTTTTACCGACGAAAACGGCAAGCCTATCAATCTCGACAATAGAAGTATAATGTATTTAAACGAGGAGATTGATAAATTATGTTATGAATTAGAAAAACGGGCAAAAAAACTTAAACTAAAACAACAACAACTATGACTTTAAGAGACGATTTTGTGTCGGTACGCATCGCCGACCTACTGAAAGAGAACGGTTTTGACGAATGGTGTGACACTTATTATATCAACGGTCATTTCAACTACGGCACGCCTATCAGGAACTCGCACCTGACGAACGGTGTCATTTCCGCGCCGACAATGTCGTTCGCCCTGAAATGGCTACGCGAGAAATACAGTGTGTTCGTTTCCGTGATACGTGTGGACGGCGCGTACAACGTTGACGTCTGTGACGAGAACGGAAAGAGTTACTGCGACGGCGAGAATCCGCCCGTGCGTTTCGAGACGTACTACGACGCTGTCGAATCGACGCTGTTCGACATTCTCGCCGACCTGCACATTTGGGTCAGGGACGGTTACGCAAAGAAATCAGAGAGCGATAGCCTTATGTGCGCGTCCGACGAGTTTTTCGCCAAGCACATCGAAGAGTGCTACGACAACAGTCCGATAGCGTACCTCGCGGCTATGGAAATGGCTGTGCATTTGAGAAAGGAAATACCTGACTTGGATTGAACAGGAAAGCGAATAAATGCTTATGTTTGCGATTAAAATGACAGAAAGGGAACAGGGGTTGCCGTAAACAGCCCCGATTCCCCCCTGTTATGAAAAAGATTTCACTAACAACAAAAGTACAAAACAATGACAACAAAGAAAAAAACTGACGGCAGAATCAAAAGCACCGTCAAAAAAGCGAAAGAGAACTTAGAGGGAACTAACCCGACGATAACGGCAGGCTTTTGCCAACCCGAGTACGTAAACTCCGAGAAGACAACAGACAGGATGACGATAACCGACACGGACACCCCCGAGCCTCAGACATACAAGTTTTTTTGGGGCGACAGGGACGACGACAAACTCGACCTTGCAAAGGACATTCTGATTCGTCTGATTGATTTCAACCTCGAACAACTGTCGCGCAAAGATGTTGATAAAGTGTTGATATATGACAACCCTGCGGAATACGCCGCCGAGGTTGTGAACGAACTGTACGAGAAAGTGGATGATGGTAAGTAATTATTGGGTCATACCTGCGATAAACCGCGACTATCAGGCGACGGTGATTGACGACGTGATAGCGCACATAGAAACGATAACGAAGACGCCTCTGACAACAAAGGGTCGTTATCGCACCTTGTGTGAGGGTCGCCAACTCGCCGCGTACATTATGCGCGTCAAGTTCGGTATGTCGTTACAGTCAATAGGCGACCGTTTGGGAATAGACCATTCGACTGTCGTGTACGCGATAAAGACGATTTCGGCGTTCATAAAGATGGACAAAATGTTCGTCAGCCGTTGGAAAGACATTATAGAATACGCGGAAATCGAGAGCATAAAGGTCGAGACGGAGGAATCCAACAGCAAAGACCTTCCGACCGTGTGCGGCGAATGCTCGGCGTATCAGATACGTTCGAGAATGTGCGCCCTGAGGTTTATCAACGTGTATGACAGGAAACCGATAGTCAAGGACTGTATGGGTCTGCCTATCAGGAAAAGGACTTGAAATATGTTGCTTTTAAAGACGCTCATAAAACAACAGATGAAGACGCTGAAAATGTCTTACGCCGACATAGCGATAAAGACGGGTATTCAGTGTTCCGTCGTCAGGGACTTGGTTGAGAATATGCAGAACCACAGCGGCGTTATGAATCTTGAAAAGATTATGACGGTTCTCGACCTGTTCAGGTTCGACAACGGGGCTGTTGACAAGGCTGTCAGGAAGGAACTTAAAAAAAAGGAAATGACAAAAGACGACTATATCTATTGAGAATATGAAAAAGACACTTACAATCAAGGATTCCGACTTTAAGAAAGTCAAGGAACTCACAGACAGCGGTTGGACTGTCGAAAGCACAGTCCGCGTATCCGATTCAAAGACGCAGTACACACTGACTAAACCTGACGTTGACAAGAAAATCAAAGGATAAAGTTATGGGAAAGAAAAAAGTCAGAGAGCCGATATACTCGATACGGGTTTACTGTAAGAAGTGCGGCAAGTTGGTAATGGAGAGCGTGCGCCTGACGCACAAGCAACTGTTGGTGAATTGGGACGACGCGGTGTTCAAGGCGTGCGGAATATACTGTACGGACTGCAAGACCAAGCCGCCCGTCATAAACGACCTGAGAATTATGAACTACGCGCTCAACAAAGAGTTAGAGCCTCACTATGTGTTGCCGAAACCTGATTACAACATGGTCGAGGACGCCAAACATAAACTCGGAATAGCGTAAGGTTATGTTCTTTGAGAGCGCGATTTTCTACATGGGCAACAAGTACAAGTTGCTCAAATATATCATTCCCCTGTTCCCGACGGAATGCGCGACGTTCTACGACCTGTTCGGGGGTAGCGGCGTCGTGTCCATGAACTACAAGGCGGACAGAAAGGTTTACAACGAGTTCAACGGGAACATCGTCGCGTTACAGGAAATGATAAAACGCGAGGACATAGAACAGTTGGACAAAATGTACAGGAAAATCGTCGGCGAGTACGGTCTGAGGCAGAAGTCGAGCGGCGACCCGAAAAGGAACGAACAGGGTTTCCTGAGGCTCAGGGACGAGTACAACAAGTCACAGGACAGGGACGTCCGTATTCTGTTCCTGTTGTGCTGTTATTCCATGAACAACATAATCAGGTTCAATTCCGACAACGAGTTCAACAGCAGTAACGGGAATCAGAGTTACAACAAAATCATTAAAAACCGCCTGTTGGCTCACCACAGGCTGTTTCAGGACGTTGAAATTTGGAACAGGGACGTGTTCGACATAGATTTCTCACAGATAACGGAAGGCGATTTTGTTTACCTCGACCCACCGTACCTGAACACGACAGCCGTTTATAACGAGAAACGTGCGTTCGGCAATTGGGACAGGGAATGTGACCTGAGGCTGTTCGGGCTGATAGACGGTCTGAACGAGCGGAACGTCAGGTTCGGTATGTCAAACGTGTTCGCGTGTCGGGGAAAGGAGAACACGCACCTGATTGAATGGTGCGCCGACAGAGGGTATCAGGTTCACCACCTCGACAGGGTCAAATACTATCCGTTCTCACGGGGTTCGTCGGGGAACGACGAGGTTTACATAACAAACATAAAAACCAAAGTCGCTGAACAACTAACACTTTTTTAATATGCCAATATCAGATGTTTACAATGTTGACTGTATTGAGTATATGAGGGGTTTGCCTGACAAGGTGTTCGACCTTGCCGTGGCAGACCCCCCTTGACCATACGGAATCAAGCGAGACGGTCAGGAAAGGTCAATATGCAGGAATCCGAAACACAACCGAAAGTATTTCGAGGCTAAGGGTTGGGACACGAAAACGCCCGACAAGGTCTTTTTCGACGAACTGTTCCGCGTCAGCAGGAATCAGATAATTTGGGGCGCGAACTATTTTCCCGAACACCTGACGCACTCTATGGGTTGGATTTTTTGGGACAAAGGTCAGCACGGTCTGTCCATGTCCGACGGGGAACTTGCGTACACCTCGTTTCAACGGGCGTTGCGCGTCGTCACTATGAACAGAAGTGAACTCGCGAAAGAGGGTACTATCCATCCTTGCCAAAAGCCGATTCTATTGTACAGTTGGGTGTTGGACAACTACGCCAAGACAGGCGACAAGATATTCGACCCCATGATGGGGGCGCAGGGCAGTCGCATAGCCGCGTACAAGAAAGGTTTTGACTATTACGGGTGTGAACTTGACAAGGAATATTACGACAAGGGTTGCGAGCGTTTCGAGCAGGAATGCCTCGGAATATACAGGCGTCCCGACGGTTCTGTCGTGCAACAGGCAAGTTTGTTTTGACAGTTTGTAAAAATACTGTATATTTGCTGTCACTATGAGTAATGATAAAGTTACAGCATCGGAACAGTTTAAGAGCCGTATTTGGCTCGAATACCCCGTACCGAGGGAGTTTTCGGTTTGGGGCGGTGACTTGGTACACACCCTGCCGTTAGAAGACCTTGACGCGCTGATTGAAATGTGTGTCGAGGACGTTGCGACAGACATTGTGATTCGTGAACACAAGCAGGCGACGGGTCTCGCGACGCCGATGCCTGCGGACACGGTGACAGTCCTGTACGCTAACCTCGACTTTCCGTATCAGGGCAACAGGCAGGTCAAGGCGTCATACGACCATTCGCTCAAACAGGCGTTTCTCAGGTCGTTCCCTGCCGTTATCGTCTATCAGAGGAAAATGCACGTCGAGGACATAGACAGGTTGCAGGGCGACAGGCTGATTTATTTCAGGTACTATGTAATGAACAAGATGGCGACGTTGGAACTGTCATACCTCAAAACTATGAGTATGAACGTTGACAACGGCAATATCGACTTGGAGACGCTAAAAGAGTTCGCCAACAAGACCGAGGTGAAAGTCAAGGACTTGCGCGAGAGCATACTTATTTACGCGGTAAGCAACGGATAAACTTAAAACTATAAGACTATGAATTTTAAGAATTTAATGGGCGTAAAGACCGCAAGACGGTCAAGCCTGAATAAAGTTAGGGACAGCCGTCGTATCAGTGACGGTCTAAGCACAGAGGAATATACTGAACTGAAAAAACAATTCGGTTCGTTCGTTGCTCAGAACAGACGTGATATTAAGAAAGTGTCTTTGGGCGACCGTGATATTGACGGTACACGTACATTTTTTGAGTTTAACACATATTATGTGGACAACGAGTTGTCTAATCAGACTATTGAGGAAATCAAAGACTATTACGAGAACGTCGCGTCAACATACGGTGAGTATCTGAATTACCGTAACACAAAGATACAGGAAATGTCTTACAGTGAAGAGGATGAGGTGCTGAATGATTTGATAGTTGAATTTTCAGAATACTTACAGGGTCGGTATGACGACAACACCTTGCGTGATTTTCTTTTACAAGCCGTTGTTTACGGTGGTACAGAGGGTATCGATGCGTTTGAAAAGAAACTTTTTGCCGCGCTCGGTGTTCAGAATAGCGAGGAAATAGAAGACTATTTCGCTACCAATCCGAAAAACGTACAGTCTAAGTTTGAAATAGGTGATTCTGTCGAATACCAACAGAACAGTCATACTATTATCGCTGAAATAACCGACAAAGAGTTTGGTTGGGAAGGTTGGGTTTATGCGATAGAAGGTGTTGACGAGAGCGGTGACTATTGGAAAGTTGAGTTGATGAGCGGCGGTGTTTCTGAGAAAAAACTAAAACCGCAGATTCCTGTTTCCGATTCCCGTAAGGTCAAAGACGGTTTAGAGTATAATTATATCTATGAGTTGGACGATATGATTAACGAAAAACCTATTGACGAGGTTATTAAAATGTTGGGTGATGATTGGACGCTGTCGAGGGATTTCACAGATGATAGTGTTATTGGTAAGCCGTGGCAGACTTGGTATTACGAGTTTGTTAGCGGTGACACAAAACAGGACGGTGACGAAGAATACTTAATATTGGGTACTATGAACAAAGGTGGCAGGGTATTTTATGTGAGTACAAACTGTAATCAACCGCGTTTTGTAAGACCTCACAGACTTTCCGACAGTCGTCGTGTGAAAGATTCTTTGGGCGAGGACGAATACGAGGAATACCTGAACGAACTCGGTGAGGGTCTTGACGAGGACGAGTTTATTATGGGTGGTGAATCGCGTCTCGGTATGCCTTACGGTACAGCAATGCGTCAGTACGACCCGATAGCGTTCAACGTGGGTTACGACGAGTGGGTGCGCGAGAACGAAGACGATGACGACGAGTACAAGTTGGAACAGATTGCCGACCTTCTCGAAGAGGGCTATCGTTCAGGCTATGACCCACAATGGGACTTAGACGTTACTGTTGACGGTCAGGATATTTCCGAGTTCAACGATGACGACAAAGACCTGATTTATCAGGACATCGCATACGTTGTGAAAGACGGTTACGACAACTATCAGGGAATCGAGACCGAACTGTCTGACGGTTCTATCGTCTATGTTGATTTCACTCTGAATTATTGATTTTAATTCCCAATTCAATAGAAAGGCACGGGGGACAGAATGTTTCCCGTGTTTTTTTGTTTGTCTGTAACAAATACTGTATTATATTTGCAAAAAAATAACAATAATGTCAGAACAAACAGCGAACATATTGGCGAAAAAAATCGCCGAGGGTACGGCGAACCGCGAGGAGCGCGGACTGTCCCTGAAAATGATAAACACCCAACTCGCCATCGAGTACGTCACGGGTCTCGACGACGTCAAGGCGTTTGTAGAGCGTCTGAAAGAGTTGAGAAAGAAAATGTCAGACAAGTTTATCGAGAAGGTCGAGAAACAGATGGACGCCGAGGAAATCGAGCCTGAGGTTATGTTCCAATACCTGACGACAATAAGCAACAAGGAACTGCAATTGGTGTCCGAGTACAGGAAACTGTTACAGGGCAACCGACAACTGTTCGACGAGGACACAATGTCAGAAGAGGACAGGGTCATTCTGCGCCTGTTGAGGTCGTTCAGTTCGACAGACCAAAAACGGGACTTTTTCAAGATTGTCGCCGAGTATATGCAGGACAAGGGCGCGGTTGACGCTGATATTGTAGAATAAATATTTTTATTGTATATTTGCGGAAAATAAAACAGTTTAACTTAAATATACAAGACTATGAGAAACAGAATGACAAGACGCGTGAAAGACGCTTTTGACGAGGACGAAGAGCCTAACCAACTGATAGACGTTGAGGTTACGTTTTGTTGGGACGACTATTTGTTTCAAGAAAACTATGAAGAGGACAGAGAAGAGTACGGACTGCCTGAGGAAATAGACAGTGAGTTGGTGACGGAAATAGCAATGGACATAGACCGCGAGTTGTGTCGGGTTATATCCGACTATTTTGGTAAGCATTATTGTTCATATCACAGTGGCAGTAACGGTTATGGTGGCGATTTGACTTGCTTTGACACAAGTGTTGAGGAATCTGTACTGTTTGACAAATTGAGCAGTTACGACATTCCGTTCTCGGACGCTGAAATCAGGAACGACGATATTTACTTGCATTTGGACAACAGCAACAGCGGCGTTTACGGAATGTTTGGTAGCGCAATAGACGATTTTATCGACAGAAAATACACTGACGACGTGAGCAGAAGAATCGCGATAGACATTATGGAAATCAACGAAATGGGTGCTGACCTGTATATCACAAACCCGTCTGAACGTATTATTCAGTTGGTTCAAGAAAATATTTGATAACAACGTACATACGAATCAGTAAAACACGAACCTTAAAAAAGTTCGTGTTTTTTTATAACAACCTGTTGTTATATTAAAATTATTTATATATTTGCGTCACCGTTTCAATAGTGGGGCGGATAACTTTAACAACAACAGAGTATGGATAAGGAATTTGAGAACGAGTTGTCGGAATATTTGGAAAATCTGACAATCGAGAACTTGTACGAGAAGACCGTCAGGGTCAAGGAACTGAAAGACGCTTACGAATCCGCCAAGGACGAACTTGACGCGTTCCGCGCGTTCTACTTACAGAAAATGCGCAACGAGAACCTAACGAAACAGGAGAACGACGACATTTCGGTCTTAATCAAGGAATCGTACGAATCAAGTGTCGTTGACACCGAGAAACTGAAAGCCGACGGTCTGTACGAGGCTTATTCAAAGAAAAAGACAGTTGACGCCTCGCTCGTCGTCAAAATCAAATCAAAGAAAATCAAAGGTTGAACTTTAAAACAATAACAACAATGGAAATCAAATTGTCAAGACTGAGTATCGGTTTCCTTTCGGAAATCAAGGTTGTCAGCCGTAACGAGTTTGAAATTACGGGTGATATTAGTATGAGAATGAAATACCCCGAACAGCGTGCTATCGCCCCCGAGTTCGCCGACATCGACAGGTTGCGCGTGATTTACAACCACGACGGCTTGCTCGAAGACATATACGGCGGTCAGGGCGAGCCTGACAGACAGCGTCTGTTCTTTGAGGTCGAGAGGTACGTCAACAGTTCGTTCGGCGGCGAAAGGTCGTTCGAGTGTTCCGAGGACTACTGCGAGGATTTTGAGGACGTCCGCCTGACCGACGACAACGCGATTGAGGTTTACGCGGAGAACATAACACTGCCGATATGATTGAGGACTACGTACCGTACATAGCGGCTCAGACGCTGAAACAGGTCGGATTCAACGAGCCTACCAAGGCTGTGTTTATGAACGGTCAGTGTATGCTGTTGGACAGTTACAGCTACAACTCTCTGTTCGGGACGAGCGACACCTGTTCCGCGCCGACAATGCAGATGGCTTTCAAATGGCTGAGGGACGAGCGTTACACGCACGTCGAAATAACAGCCGACGGAAACGGGTTCTCGTACACAATCAAGCACTATTCGATTGAGAAGGGGTGGGTCGAGCGCAAGGGTCAGGACAGAAAGACGTTTCCGACCTACGAGGACGCCGCGTGCGAGGGGCTTATTACAGGACTTAAATATTTATACTATTATGGGAAAGAAAATTGAGAAAAAGGTCACGGATGACCTGAAGAGAATCGGCAACACGATTGACGACCTGTGTGACAAACTCGAAATACAGAGAGAGTTGGAACGCCGCGAAATATACAAGCGCGCGGCGACGAACCTGTTGCTGTTCAGGCTGAACACGTCGAGTTGTTCGGTCATAGAGTGTATGAATTGGGCTATCGAGCAAGCCAAGGCGTTCTCCGAGAAAGTTATGGAACACGCCTCGGACAGGGTGAAACCCGTCGAAATGTCGGACGAGGAAATCATAAGGGAGTTCCACGACCGCAAACTGATAGACGACGCGCTGACCGACAACGACGTCGTCAAAGAGGTGTATGACCGAGGATTGGTCGCCGACATCCTGTTCACGAACGAGGACTTGGTCGAGACCTACGGTTGGGTCAGAAAATCAGAGACAGAGTTTTAAACAAATTATAAACAATTTTAAAAAAAACAACAACTATGAAATTAGATTTGAAAACATTTCTGCCTAAGTTAGCATTAGCAAAGAAAGTGATAAACCCGAAACCCGTCATCACGGTTCAGGGGTGTTTCCTGTTGCGTTCCAAGGACGGTATGCTGTATGTGAACGCGTCCGACACCGAGAACACTGTTTCGGTCGGCGTTAAGCCGTTGGAATATTCGGAAATGAATATCTGCGTCAACGCGAACGATTTTTACAGCGCGTTACTGAACCTCAGGGGCGAGGAAATAGAACTGACGCTCAACCCCGAGAAAAAACTTGTGCGTTGCGCCTACAAGAGCGGTTTTTTCCAACTGCCCTACACGGACGACGAAAATTCAAGCGCGGTGCTTGAAATACAGCCGAGCGACTATGTTATCGACAAGGACATAGACGACACGTTCACCCTGTCAGAGGCTATAATGAAAGCCGAAATAGCGGCGTCAGAGGACAACCTGAAACCTATCCTGTGCGGTGTGCATTTCGATTTCAGGCAGGACGGAATGGTCGTTGTCGCCTGTGATTCGAGAAAACTGTCGAAATACAAGACCAACATAACGTTCGACATGGACAGAAAGGGTTTCGTAATGCCAAAGAAAGGCGCGAACATACTCACCTCTCTGATGTCGGAATACGAGAGTGACACGGTCAATATGAAGGCAAGCGACAACCGCGTCCTGTTCACGGGCGAGGCTTACACGCTTTCGGTCGTCCTGACAGAGGGCGTTTTCCCCTCGTACGACGCGCTGATTCCTACGGACAACGTGTTCTGCGCGACCGTCAAGAGAAACGCAATGCTGAACGCCGTACAGCGCGTAGCACCTATGGAGAGCGACAAGGACGAAATGCTTTTAATCAACTTTGACAAGAACGCCATGATAATCGAGGCAGAAGACGTGTTCCTGAAAAAGAAAGCCAAAGAGAAAGTGTCCTGCCTGTACGACGGCGAGCCTATGAGAATCGGTATGAAGTCAGACAACGTGATAACGCTGTTGCAGGCGTTGGACAGCGACGACGTCGAGGTTCATTTCAAAACACCGAACACAGCCATTGTCATTCTGCCGCTGTCAGAAATGAAAGAGCGTCTGTTGACACTCTGTATGCCTATGATTATATCATACAACAAATAAAGGACTGCGGTTATGGTAAAACTGAAATACAAGGGTCTCAGGACGTTCAAGGGCGTCCCGTGCGGAATAGGCGCGTTACAGCGTTTCTACGGAATAAGCCGATACCAATACAAACTGTATCTGAGCGGCGGTCTGAAAGGCGTGTTCTCGGACGACAAGCACAACCGTATAGAAAGGGCTGTCGAGTTGGAGAACCTGCGAGAGGATTCGCTCAAACAGTTGGCGTTGCAGGCTAACAGTCAGAGCGGAAAGGTTGACGGCGACTTTATGAAAAAAGTCGAGGAAACCGCGATGATGCCGCTTACACTCACCCAACTGTATATGTTCCTGACCTTGGAAAAGGACGAGTGAAAAATTTTTCAGGGAACGCTTGCAATATTAAAATTATTTATATATTTGCAGTGCCGCCGCGATATTGCGACGGGGGACTTTAAAACATACAGATATGAGAACAGAGGATTTGTTAGCGGCTCACAACAAGGATTTCGCCACTATGTCAGGTGTTGAGAAACAGTATCACGCTTACGGTTACGTCGAGGGTGTGAACAAACCCGAGAGAATCAACGAGGCTAAGTTAAAGGAACAACTCACAGACCGAATATCCGAAATATCGGAAATATTCGAGGCTGACGACATAGCGGCGACGGTTTACGGTAACGCTATCCGTTTCGGCTTGGACTTTGAGGGCTACAAGGTCAAATTTGTGGGCGGAATTGTAAGTTACAGGGACAAGACCCGAATCGGTAGCGGCTCGTACACATATTTGTTTGACGTTGAGGGCAAAGCCGAGGTTTACGACGGCGACAAACTGATACACACGTACCAATACGCCGAAAAGGATTTCGAGGCTGAGTTCATATACGACGAAATGTCTTATTTCGGTTGCAAGGAAACGGATTTCTAACCATTTAAAATATACAGCTATGGACATACGCAAGGTGAACGAGATAAACGGTGTCAGTATCTTTATGGATATGTACACGCACAAGTATTTCTATTGGGAAAACGGCAAGAAACGCACGTCGTATTATTGCGCGAACCTGATTAACCGATTAAAGAAAAAGAAACAGCTATGAATCTGAATGACGCAATAGCCGCAGTTGACACTATCATAAGCGGCAAGAGGACAAACAAACCGTTCGATTGGTGGGAGAGAGCGGAGCAGGTGCTACGCGAATCAGGGGATATATTTCGTGCAGAGATAGCGCACGACGCCGCGATACGGGCTTACAGATTTGAGGAATGGCAGGCAGATTTAGCATAGACGGTTACAAGAAGACGCTGTTGGACACCTTGGTTCGCAAGATGGAACGGGCGACAGTCGGGACTTTTCAGCCCCTGTTGGACGAGTTCGTCGCCCTGACAGGGGACAGCGACCCCAAGGCTTTCGAGCGGTATGTCGAACGTGAGAAACGCAAAAAAGACTGACGCTGTTTGTCCGTATCTGATTTTTTTGTTTATTTGCAACACTAACTACCAAAATAGTGGGTTGTTATGATTAAACGAATCAACAGGGTCGCGAGCAGTATCGTCAAGGTGATAACGAAACCATTGCTCACTATGGCGTTGCTGAGGTTTATGTTCAGTCTGCCGCTGAATATGCTCGCGTGAACATATTTCCGACATTTTTCCGTGGATTGCGCGGACTTTTGGTTCTTGGTTCAGGGGACGGCACGTGTTGTCGTCCCTGTTTTTTTGTAAAAAAATGTAACAAACGCTTGTTATATTGAAATTATTTGTATATTCGCGGTGTCAATATTGGCACAGGACTTTAAAACGTACTATTATGAGAAAGTATTTTTATTTGGGAATCTGCGTTGTCTTGGCGGCTATCGCGGTATCAATCGCTGTTTACGGAATATGTGTTCCTGACAAACTGTATATGCTGTTAGAGGCGTTCCTTTACATTGCGCTGTCTTACATATTCTATAACGAGTACAAGGAGGACAAAGAGGATGGCGTTTAATCAGGTTTATCTGAAAGACGGGTTCGCGCTGTTCGACAACCAAAAGGCGAACATAAAACGGTTGGTGACAATGCGCCGAGCGTTGCTCACCGACCGCGTCGGCTCGGGCAAGTCCCTGTCAACCCTGTATTCGTTCTGTTACCTGAAGGAAAAGGGGTTAGCCGACAGAATGATTGTGTTCACGCCGCTCAACGCGTACACGAAAAGGGTTTGGAAAAAGGACATAGACAAGTTCACGAAACTGTCCTGCACCGATTTCGATTCGGTCAAGGCTGAGACGGTCAGCGTCCCCGAACTGTTGGAAAGGTACGACGTGATATACTGCAAGCACACGCATTGCAAACAGGACTACGAACTGTTGCGCGTCCTATGCTCAGACCCCAAGACGCTCGTCGTCGTTGACGAGGTACACGCGTTCAAGAACCCGTCGTCACAATTGACGATGGCTTTGAAACACGTAATTGAAAACACACAGTTGTTTTGGGGAATCACGGGTACGACCCTGTCACGTTCGTTGGAGGACACGTACAATATCATAAACCTGATTAAACCGTGGCACTTGGGCGGATTCGTACATTTCCGCGACACGTACTGCAAGACCGTCGAAAAGGTTATCGGACGCAATCCTGACAAATCGTTGAAAAAAGCGATTGAAATAATCGGAATCAAGAACCCCGACGCGTTCAGGGAAAAGATTTACCCTGTCGTCATAACGGGTGAATCGTTCCTGACGGTGAATTTCCACTATGTCGATTACGAACTGTCGGAACAGGAATCAATCATTTACAGTAAAATCGCGAACGGAATAACGCTCGACGGTGACAGTGACGAGGATTGGTTGCAGACGGTGTTGGGCGAGGAGAAAGTTTATGCGCCTGAGGTGCGTCACATAAAGGACGTGAACGCGCACTCGTCACGGTTCATATACTTGCAGAGTGCGGCGGACGGGGTGTTGACCGAGAGCGGCACGCAGGACGGGTACGGCGGCGTCAAAATGGACAGGCTTATGAGCCTGATACGGGAAATTGTCGGAAAACGACAGTCGGTGATAGTGTATTTCGACTACTTGTGTTCGTTGGAATCGGCTGAGAGACGCCTGAGCGAACTGAACTTGGACGTGACATTCCTGAAGTCAACGGGGTCTGACGTCATAAAGGACGGCGTCGTGACCGAGGACGGCGCGAGGGAGAGACCGTATGTCATATTCGGGACACGGGCGTCGAGTGAATCGGTGTCGTACTATTTTTTCAACAACGTCGTATTCTTTCACGTCCCGACAGTGCCTCACATATTCGTTCAGTTAGTTGGCAGGATAACAAGGAAAAACACCCTGTACCCTGACGACCTGAACTGTTACATATTCAGGTCTGACAACATCGACCTGTACAAAATGATTATGGTGTCGTCGAAATGCGCTCAGATGGAAATCACACAGGGCGAGGAAATGAACGTTCCGCCCGACTACAAGAACGTCATAAACGAAAAACAGACGTTGGATATGGTGCGGAAAATTTTGTTGTGGCGACGGTGAACAAACAAACACGAACCGTAACCCGATTCGTGTTTTTTTTGTTTCGTCCCGTAACGAAAATATTGTATATTTGCGGTAATAAACACAGTGTGTTATGATTGATTTTATAAAGAACAAACTAACGTTGATTGCCGCGATAATATTCGCCGCGATGGTGCTTTGCATAGGCTATCTGTCAGTAAAGAACAAGCACCTGAAGTTCGACTACGACCTCGCCCTGAACAACTACAAGGCGTACGAGCAAATGTACACAGCCAAACTCGATTCCGTCAACGGAAAGAACTACGAGTTGAAAATGACGAAGGAAATGCTCGAACGCAGTCAGGACACGATTATCAGAGACCTGAACGAACTGAGGAAAAACCTCAAAATAAAGGACAAGCAACTCAAACAGTTGCAGTATCTGTCAACAGTCACCAAGATACACGATTCGGTATATTTCACGGACACCCTGTTCCGTCACGACATAAACCTCGACACCGTCATTTCCGACGATTGGCACACGCTCAACATACGCCTGTCGTACCCGTCAACGATAAAGGTTGACAGCAGGTTCAGGAACGAACTGTCAGTGATAGTGTCAACAGAGAAACAGACAATAAACCCACCGTCAAAGATATTTTTCATTCGTTGGTTTCAGAAAAAACAGGAACTCGTCAAGATTGACGTTATTGACAAGAACCCGTACGCTGAGGTCACGGAACAAAGATTCGTTGAGGTGGTTAAAGAGAAATGACTATGCACGGTAACGCGGTATATGATTGGATAATGAAAGCTGTGTTCGGCTTGATTGGCGCGTTCATAGCTTGGGTCGAGCCGATGCAGGAGGTTATGTACGTCGTGTTCGCCGCGATGGTTGTTGACACGATTACAGCCTACCAACTGAACAGGCGCGTCGCCCAAAAGTACAAGGGTATGTCTCACGGCAAGTTACAGTCGAAACGGTTGCTCAACCTGTTCAGGACGCTGATTTCCGTCCTGACCGTCATATTGCTGTCGTACGCTATCGACACGTACTGTTTCCCGATATTGGACTTGAACCTCGCGTACATAATCGCGTTCGCGTTCTGTATGATACAACTCGTTTCCGTGTTGGAGAACATATCAAGTTGCAACAACGCGAAATGGGCTAAACTGTTACAAAAGATTCTGATTGACAAGACGTCCCGACACCTCGACTACAATGTCGGCGACTATATCAAGGAAATAGCCGAGGAAAAGGCGAGCGAAATAAAGAACAGCAAGAAGACAACAACTAAAAAAACAAACAAGAATGGACAGAAATAAGGTTATATCGGAAATCAGAAAGTATTTCAAAATACAGGAATTTGTTGACGAACCTACATTTAAAAAGTGGGGCGACAACGCTTGGAATTTCCTCGACACGGAACTGTTAGAGACGGTACTTGTCCTGCGTCGGGACATTTTGAAAGTGCCTATGGTTATCAACGATTGGTGTTTCGGCGGCAAGAATCAGAACAGAGGCTTGCGTAGCAACCTCAGCTACTTGGTGAAAGAAAAGACTGACAAGGGTGTTTTGTATTTGTCACAGCATTGTTTTGATGACAAGACTTTAATTTTGACGGATAGGGGTTGGTTGGGTATAAATGATATTTTAGAAAAAGATAAAGTTTTTTCTTATAATATAGAAAATGAGGTAATAGAATTAAAACCTATTGATTCTATAATTAAACAAGAATATCAAGGCAAAATGGTTAAAATAAAGAATATGAATGCGGATATTCTTGTTACAGATGAACACAGAATGATTGTTAGATGTAACAATAAAAAATATAAAAGAAAAACAAACAAAACCCTTACAGAAAAGGGTAAAAGTTATTTTGATTCATTAAAAACAAATAATGATATTTGGCATATTGAATTAGCAAAAGATATTGTGGGAAAAAGACGAGATTTGCTGTGTGCCGCTAATGTCCAAAAATATAAAGAATGTGACTTGAAAATTTGGAAATTAGCATTTGCTACGATAGCAGATGGGTATTTTCAATATAAAAATAATTCAATATCAATAGGGTTTAGATTTAAAAAACAAAGAAAATGTGAGCAACTTGAAAAACTATTAAATGAAATAGGTAGTCCAATAACAAAAACATTAGACAAAAATAATGTTTGGAATTATTATATAAGAAAAGAATATGCAGAAAAAATACACGCCATTATAGGTGAAAATAAAGATATTCCCGTTGATGTTTTATTATTAGGTGGTGATACATTAAAAGAACTTGTTTATTATTATGCACAATATGATGGTTGTTTCTCTAAAAGAAAAAATGATAAACATTTCTCAATATCATCGTCAAAGAAAAATAATGCTGATATGTTACAAACAATGTGTGCGTTAAGCGGAATGAGAAGTCAAATAAACACAATAGAACCACACGTTTACAATATCAAAGATAAAACAGGAAATGCAAAACAATCTTACAATATAACAGTTAATCCCCAAATCAATAAAACGAGAATAAACGAGGATAAAACATCTATTATTGACTACAAGGGTAATGTTTGGTGTGTAAATAATAGTAATACAACACTTATAACAAAAAGAAATGGTTTGATTTCTATTCAAGGAAACTGTTTCGGCAAGGCTGTTGACATTGTGTCGTCCAAAATGACAGCGGAACAAATGAGAAAACTGATATACGCGAACCAAGCGAAGTTACCGCACCCCGTGAGGGTCGAATCAGACGTCACTTGGTTGCACATAGACACTATGGTTATGCTCAACCAACGTGTCAAGGTTTACGAATTTAAAGGCTAACGTTATGATACTATCAAAGGACAGTGATTTGGAATTACAGGTTCAGCCCATAGACTTTGAGGGTATGCTGATTGACGTTACGCGCAATTGGCTGACGGTCGAGGTTAAGGTCGGCAGGACGCTGTTTACGGCGGAATCAGAGAAACCGAACGAGGAAGACCCTGAATCACCCATATTCGAGAATTGCTATATCGACGACCATAACCTTATATGCGTCATTCCGTCAGGAACGTTGGATTTCGGTACGGTGTATATCCGTTGCTGTGTACACGAACCCAACGAGCATTTCGCCGACGGTTACAAGGACGTTTGGACGGCGTGGCAACCGATAGACCTTGCTATAACAACTGAAAAAGGTATAAATCAATGAGTTACGTCAACGACAACGAGAAAACTATAACACCGCGCCTGAAAGTCAAGGTGCTGAGTACGAACAACCGTTTGGGTGTTCTCGTTCCCATGCCTAACGCTAAGACGGCGGCTGTGCTGTATGTCGAGCAGGACTTGAACAAGGACGAGCAGTCGGTCGCCCGTAACAATATCGGTATCACCGACGAAATGTACGCCGCGATGTCGGGTGAGATAGTGAACGAGGATTTTCAGGTTATGGGCGTGAACGTCGGCAGTTTCAACGACGGACATTGGGTTCGGGCGAAAAAGCCTGACGGTACGCCGCACACGACTTGGGAAGTGCTTAGGGAAATGCTGACAAAGGTTATAGACGTAATCGCCAACAAACCGACAACCGTCCTGAACTCGACGTCGTCCGTGACTAAATTGGAATTGGGTTCGACCCTGACGCAGACGCTTTCGGTCACATACACGGACGGTTATTTCAGCGGACAGAGCGGTTACACGTACAGTCAGGACGCAGGCTGTGAGCGCGGCACGACTATATACAAGCGCGGCAACGAAATAATAACAGCTACTGACACGTACACGTTCACCTCGACAGGAAACGTCGTGTTCAAGGCGGAAACCGATTATGAGGCGTCAACGGTCATTCCTGTCAAGAATGACGGAACGGAATCAGAGGTTCGCATAAACGAGGGTACGGCGACGGCGACGCGCACGATAAACGTTGACAAGAAACTGTTTTACGGCAACGTGTCGAGCAAGATTACGGACAACGCGTCAGTCAGGGCGTTGAACAATTGGGAATGGAGCAGGGGTATGACAGTCACGCTGTCGAACGTTGGTAGCGGTTTCGTGCTTGTTATGCCGAGCGGACGCGTCCTGAAGACGGCTGTCACGGGCAACAACCAATACTTAAAGAACGACACTCTGAACGAGTTTGAGGAATACAAGATAACGATGTCGTACGCCAACGAATCGACGGAACAGTACAACGCGTTCCTGTTCGTGCCTGCGACACCGATGGACACTAACGTAACAATAACGATACAGTAATGGCGAACAGTTTTGATTTATCGGTAAACGTCAGGAACGCCAACCCGTCGGCGAACATAGATTTCTATTACGGCACGTACGAATCGAAAGAGGCGGCGTGCGCGGCTGTGCCGTCGGCTGTCCGTATGATAGGCAAGACGGTCGGAATAATCGAGAACGGCTCGGTTGTCGAGTATTGGTGGAAGTCAGGTATAGCCGACGAGGACTTGGTGCTGAAATTAGGGTACAGCGAGGTCATAGACGGTTACACGGGCGAGTTCACGCATCTTGGCGAAACCGATTTCGTCAAGATTCCGAAAGACGTTCACCAAATGGGCGATTACCCCGTCGTTCAGTGCTACCTGAACGGACGCGCCGTCCTGTGCAACGTTGACAACGACCTCGGCGACCTGACCGTGTCGTGGGGTTCTGTCGGACAGATAACCGACAACGACGTCCTGACCGTGTATATCGGTGAATCAGAGCGCAGATTCGTGTACGAGACGGGCTTGGTGAACGAGTTTACCGTGCCTAAGTCCTTTCACGAGTGCGGTGACAACCCGTTCGTTCAGTGTTGGCTCGACGGGAAACTGACCCTGTTCGGGTTGGAGAACGAGGGCGGCGATATAACGGTATCGTGGGACGAGGACATAACGATACAGGACGAACTCTACGTGACGTTCAGTTCCGACGTCTATGTCGGCACTTTCACCAATCCTGAGGTCGGGGGCAGTTACACGATACCCAAGGCTACGCACGGGCGCGAGAAACCTATCGTCGAGTGTTGGCTTGACGGCAAACTCGCGCTGTTCGACATTCAGAACAGCAACGGCGACCTGACCGTGACTTGGATGCCCGATAATGGCGTCAGTGCGTTGTCGCCGCTTGTCGTCCTTGTGACAGAGCAGAAAGCCAAGTCGGTGTCGCACGACATAAAGGACTTGGTTGTCATAGGCGAGAGACGGGCAGGTGACGGCGGAATAACCCCGACGGTTGACGTCGGCGGAATCAGCAAGGGCGTGTTCATAGAAAAGGACAGGCTGTTGAACAAGTTACTGCGTGATATGCTGACACCGACACAGTACCCGACGATAACACAGCCTGCGGCTACAATCGAGACGTCGGCGACGGACGCTCAGAGGCTGTTGAAGGTCGGAAGTTCGATTCAGACCTCGATTTGGACAAACTACTCACAGGGTGACATAACGCTCGACGGCACTGTTCAGGGACACACGGCAGGGTCGGCGACAAAATACGTGTTCACGGACGGCGTGACCGAGACGGACAACGGTACGGACAATTCTATAACCCCCGTGATACAGAGGGACGCAGAGTGCATTGTGACATACACGGGCGAGGTGACGTTCGAGGACGGAGACCAACCTTATGACAATGAGGGTCACAAATACGGTGACAGATTGTCAGGCGCGACGATAAACACGTCGAACGGGGTGTCGTTCGAGTTTGTTTACCCGATTTACGCAAACACGAATATCGAACACCTGAGCGACACATACGAACAGCCGCTTGTCAGCAAGTCAAGGGGGTATGTCGAAATCACATTCCCGTTACAGCACGGCGGAACGGTTGACCGTTACACGTTTGAAATTCCGTCGTCGATGAATGTTACGGAAATCAAATATTTTAATACATTTGCAATACGGTACGAACCCGAAAACCGATTGAACGATTTTAAAGTTGTAAACACGGATAAAAACGGCGTACCATATAAACGTTACACATACAAGAACAATACGTATATGGAACAAAACACATTCAAAATAATTTGGGAAAACAACATTTAAAACACATAAATTATGTCGGCAGAAGATAGGAAATACACAGTCGGTGCGGTTACGTTCAACAATATGTTTCAGGTTGGTATGGGCGCACCAATTGACAACCGAACCGTCGTTAGACGCAAGGCGCATTTGGTAAGCGGTATCGGCGAAAACAAATATTACGGTTTGACCGTTTACGTGACGGGCGAATATGATTCGGAATTGGACGACGATTTCCCTGCACCGCAAACGGACGAAAACGGTATCGTCGAATCGGAAGTCGGTTTTTATTATTACAAAGGCGACGTTGACGGCGAGAACAAAGCCGCAAGTTGGGTTAAAATGTTGACAATCGCCGACGGCGGTTCGGGCGGTTCGGGCGGCACAACCATTCCCGTTGACGTTCTACCCGTTGACGAGCCGAACGGTGTCGCGCCGTTGGACGAGAACGGTCTTGTCCCGTCGGGAAACCTGCCGTCGTATGTTGACGACGTGATTGAGGGTTACGGTCGAATGGAAGGCACAGACCCGAACAAATACATTGTGTTTTACAAAAAACAGGTCATCGACGGTTATTTGTACAACGGGGCGTTTTATTCGGATTCCGCGCACACGACCGAAATAACCCCGTCCGCCGAAAAATATTATTATGACAAAACGGGTTCGGCGTTGTATTATTACGATTTTGAAAACACCGAATACGTAGCGTTCTACGAATACGAGGTCATCGACGGTTATTATTACAACGGGGCGTTTTATTCGGACGCGGAACACACGACCGAAATCACGCCTGCCGCGAACAAATATTACCGCAGTTTGGCAAATTCCCTCGTGTATTATTACGATACGGAAAACGCCGAATACAAATTGGTTGCGGACGAGGACGCGCCGTTTATCGTCGGCGGAAAATCGAAAATATACGTTGACCTTTTGACCGACAAAACATACCGTTGGGGCGGTTCGGTTTATACCGAAATATCGAATACACAGGTATCAAAGTCGTTCACAACGAACATCGCCGTCGGCGGTATCGCGACAGGTACGACAATCGATTCGACGATGAGCCTTGAAGACGTTTTGAAAAAAATTCTTGTGAATGTTTACCAACCGTACAGAACGGCGGACGCAAGCGCGTCAATCGCGAAACAATCGGGTGACGGTATGGTTATCGAAATCGGTAGCAAGTCGAAATCGTACACGTTCAAAACAACGGGCAAACGTGAATACGTCAAACGTAGCAACGGTACAACCGACGAAACATTGGGTTCATACGCAGGTGCGATTTCAAAACATTCGTTGTATCATTCGGGCAACAGTGACACCAAATTAAAGGACATAACAACAACCGACACCGACAGAACGTTCACGGTTACTATCAGTTCAAACGGCGTGTTCCAAATCGACGAAACCGACATACAGGTCGGCGGTGTCAATTTGACAACCTCGTCGGAACAAATCGTCAAATTCAAAGGCGGTGTCACATTCGACGGCGGCGAACATTACAACGATAGTTCGGGCGTGCCGTCATCGACCCTCGCGGCGTTCGTCGGACAGGAGAAAAAATCGGGTACACAGAACGTTGAGGTCGTTTGCCCCGTTTACGCCAATACGAACAGCGCGGCGTTAAGCACAACCGTTTCACAAGGCGCGAAGTCGAAATCGGTGTTAAGCAGTACGACCGATTTTTCGACAAAGACACCCGAACAATCAACGAATATCGGTTTGAATATTTCGTTCCCGAGCCATTCAAGCGCGACCCCGTACACATTCGAGATTCCGAACGGTTGGACGTTGCGGTCGGTATGGTGGTGGGACACAGGTTTCAACGTTTGGCGTTGTCATTACAACGGAACAACGGTCAACGATTGGGCGTTGAAAGCGTACACGAACGGAAACAACGAAACCGTTTATTATCACGATAAAGAGGTGAACGGTGTTCACGTTGATTACAAGACATATTATTACACGTCACCCGATAATATCGGCAACCGTATTTACAAAGTGCTTATATCGCAATAATGGGCAAGGAATACACAGTCGGCGCGGTCAATTTCCCGAATATGTTTAATGTCGATATGGGTGCGCCCCTCGACAACAGGGACGTTGTGCATACATACGCCGACCTTGAAACCGCAATAGGCGAAAGCAAATATGTCGGTGAGTTGGTTTATGTGACGACCGATTCGACGGTGAATAACGTGACGTACCCGAAAGGCTATTACACGTACAACGGGACGGCGTGGGTTCAATTCAAATCGGCTGTTCCGCAAGTGTTGAGGTTCGTATGATACACAAGGGGGCGAATCGGTATAAGGTCGTGGTCGGGAACGGTGAATTTTCGTTACCGCCCGAATACCAACGTGTTGAGTATATCGAGGGTACGGGTACACAATGGATTGACACGGGGTTGATATTAAAAGAAAGCACGGTTTTCGATGTTAGATTTTATGAAGTTAATATTCCCGAAAACCCTGTCCCGACAAACAGAACACATATTATGGGATTACACGATTCGCCGATTAGATACAGAATACGACGGATTGAATCTGATAATTTTTATTTTTTATACGGCAATTCCACGTCATTTTATTGGAGTCTTGGTCTTGGTGGAATGAAAAATAAATTACTTGATTTTCATTATTCTATCAATAAATTTACACTTTCTGTTGTTGGGGGCAATACGTATGAAAAGATACCCGAATCGTCATACACTTTTGCACAATCAAACAAAACAATATCATTATTTTGGAATGAAAATATTGGCGACCAATATTTTGAAGGTCGTTTTTATTTTTTCACCGCGAAAGAAAACGACACCCCCGTCCGTAATATGATTCCGTGTTACCGACATTCGGACGGTGTGGCAGGAATGTACGATACGGTGAACGATGTGTTTTACACGAATCAAGGTACGGGGTCGTTCGTCGTCGGGAATAATGTTTACGGCGGAACATTCACCGTACCGAAAACGGTTTGACCTATACGGAATTTTTATTTATTTTGCATATTATAAAAACACGAACCGACAATGGGTGATTTAAAAAACGTAATATATATCAGTCAGGCGGATTACGACACGCTGTACAGCACGGGTACGGTCACGATTGACGGTGTGACCCTGACATACGACGAGGACAATGTTTACCTTGTCCCCGACGACAGTTCGGGCGGCGGCACGTTGGGTGAGGCTGTCGAGGCGGTAATCACCGTCGGCGGTATCACGTCGGGAACAACCCTGTCCGCCGACACGACGTTTCACGATTTTGTTGATAAGTTGTTGAATCCGTTTCAAAACCCGACAATCACGTTTTCGATTTCACCGTCGGGCAAACGCGAGGTCGGCAACCTTGTTTCGTCCGTCACCCTTACCGCCGTCGTCACGAAGAAAACGGCGGACATCGCGAACGTCAAGTTTTACACGGGTTCGACGTTGCTCGACACCGTTACAAGCGGCGTAGCGTCAGGCGGAACATTCACGTACACATACACGCCGCAAACCGCTATTTCGTCCGCGACATCGTTCAAGGCGACGACAACCGACGCGGCGACACCGACCGCGCATACGGTCGAAAGCAACACGGCGAGCATTTCGTTCGGCAATTACGTGTATATCCAACCGAAAACAACGTCAAACCAATCAGCACCGTCAACATCGTCGGATATTCATAACATAACGAAAAAGGAATGGTACGCGTCGTCGGTAAGCATAACATCGACGCAACTGCAATACGGTGTTTGGGTTTGTTGCCCGTCGGGTTACGTTCCGCACATAAAGACATCGACGAACGACAATTTGAATTTCACGTCAACAGACGTCACATACACGTATGACGATTCGACGACGGCGACATACAAAGTTTGGTATTCACCGTCGGCGGTGTCATCAACGGCGACATACGATAAAATAACATTCACAACGACATAAGGATATGAGTTACGATATTACACAAGCGGTCAAAATAACGAACGCGTCCCCGAACGTCGATTGGTATTACGGGGGCGACGACGGTGTTTGGGCAAGCCTCGCGGCGGCGAAAACGGGTGTCCCGTCGGTTGTCCGAATGATAGGCAAAACGGTGTTGGTGAACGTTGCCGCGTCGGGTGAAACGCCCGTTTACAAAGAATATTGGTGGAAGGACGGTATAACAGACAACGACTTGGTTGAAAAATCAGGTGGCGGTTCGGTGACGAGTGTCAAGGTTGGCACGACGACATACACGCCGACAAGCGGTGTTATATCGTTGCCTGCGTATTTACCGTTGTCGTCAACGGGCAGTACGGTATGGAGTACAAGTTCGGACACACCCGTATATTTTGGCGGAAACAGCTCAACCGAGACATATATCGGTTTCAAAAAAGACACGGGTCAAACAATGGGTTATATCGGTGTCAAAGAAGTGAGCGGCACGGCGCACCCGTATTTTTACGACGGGACGAGCAAGGAAATGGCGTTGAAATCGGACATACCGACAACATTGCCTGCGTCGGACGTGTCTTCGTGGGCGAAGGCGTCAACAAAACCGAGTTATACGTTGGACGAGGTTTCGGACGGAACAACACGTAAACTTGCGAATTATTTACTATTGTCGGGCGGAACGGTTACGGGGCGAATTGTCAGGGAAGGCGGCGGACAATGGATTCAAGGACGTGCGCAAGCCGTTATTTTTGGAAACGGAACAAATACGTCGGCATGGAATACGGTATGGTCGCAAAAAACAAAAAACGGCGCGTGGACGGCAGGTTGTTTGGGTAGTGAAAATGTTTTAAGATTTGTATATGACACCGATACGAATTTTAACGCAGGAACGAACACCGCAACATATACAATATCATTCCCGACGGCAACAGGCACAGTTGCGTTGACATCGGATTTATCAAGTTATTTACCGTTATCGGGCGGAACAATGACAGGCACACTGTCGGTAAATAATATAAACGCAACGGATTCCAATGGTATGCTTGCATACAAGCCGACAAGTTGGACGGGTGTTTCAAGTTCACAATGGGGTGTTGGTGCAATAAATTGCCAAGGCGTTATACGTAGTAACGATTCCGTTTTAAAACATTATAAAGGTAGTAATACATATAATATTATTGATTCGTCAATGATATACGCGTCGGGTGACACATTATATATCAATACACAATAACGATACAATAACAAAATGGCACAATATTGTTATTACAACGGCAACACCCAAATTAAGAAAGTCAATTTCAACGGCAACACATACCGTCGAATATCCGTGTCCCTGTCGAATATGACAAAATTGTTCATTTTGTCGAGTTGGTACAGCGGAACGTGCAAAAACGGTTTGGTTTATCAAAGGACGTATTCGGAAAGCCAAAGTAAAATCGCGGAATCTTACACGTACACGTACAAGATTTATTCGTTGACAATGAAAAGCCCGAATAAAAGTTACACACAAACGGTGTCGTGCGACGCAGACCCTAAACTTACGAATTGGCACACATTGCCAAATTATAGCGCGTCAACGACATTCGGTGCGGCGACGGCGCAAACGCGTGAAAGTTACACGGCGTGCGCACGTTATTACGGAATGATGCCAGGAATGACCGTGACCGTGCCTGCGCAATACCAATGGAAAAGTTACCTAAAAGCGTCCGAACCGAAATACATCGTAAGTTTCAGTTATTCGGCAAGCAACGTGGCGAATGACGCGGCGTTCGCGCCGAACAACTTTGCCAATTGGTACAACGTTGCCAACAATGGCGCGAATTACGTGAACGCCCAACCGTCGCAACATTACACGGTGTCACGGCAAGTTTTCGGACACCTTTTGTGGAATTATATTTCAACATACATATATTGATTATGATAGCGATAGCGACAATGTGCAAAAAAGAAAACCCATACGTGAACGAATGGGTTGCGTGGCATTTGAACATCGGGTTCGACCGTGTTTACATTTATGACGACAACGACCCCGATTACCCGTATGTGGGTGATTGTATCGACGCGGAATATCGGGACAAAGTGTTCGTTGTCCGTTACAACAACGTGTTGGGTGACGTTCTAACCAAACAGGCGTTGATGATTAACCAATTCATCGAAACAATGCACGGTGACATCGAATGGTGCGCGTTTATCGACGGGGACGAGTTCATACACATAGACAATTACCCGAGTGTCGGTGAATGGCTGTCGCACGCGCCTGAGGAATGCGAGTGTGTCGCGCTCAATTGGCACATATACGACGACAACGACATAATCGTGGGTGATGAATCCGCGCCCGTTCAGGAACGGTTCACGCGTTGCGCCGACGACCGTTTAAGGGCGTTGGGTGTCGATTCGTACCGTTTGGCGAAAAAAATCGTCCGTTTGCACCGTGACATCACCGCAGACGATATGTTTTATTTCCGCCGTAACGGTGTTTTTTTGGATATGTACGACAGTCAATTCAACAATTTGGGTGAATGTATGGCGGCGATGTTGCCCGAAACAACGGTGGGTCAACCGTGTCACATCAACCATTACGTGACGAAATCCGCGTCCGAATGTTTGAAATACAAGGTCGGCGCGTTGTGGGGTGAATCGACAATCGAGGATTACTTTTTCAAATTCAACATACGGACACCCGAAAAAGAACAATATTTCGCGGAACACGCGGCGGAATAATTCATATATTCGCGACAACAACAAACAACAACAAAACAATATGGTAGTAACAAAAATCATTTCGGCTGTCATACCTGCGTACAGTGATGTCAGCATTGTGAAAAATTCGGTGTTGTCCCTTGCGACACAATGGATTCCCGACGACACGTTTATGTTGGAAATAATCATCGTTGACGACAACCCGAACGGGGAATATTCGTATTTCACCTCCGAACCGTTTTTGCGCATTGTGAACAAAAACGTTTGTATCAAAATCATTAAAAACGCGGAAAATTACGGTCAGGGCATTTCGCGGCAAATCGGAATCGACAACGCGTTGTCAAATTGGTTCGTTCTGTGCGACGAGGACGATATGTACGCCCCGAACGCGATGTACCGTTTTTGGGAAATATTGAACGAACAATATTGCGGCGGCGAGGACGGGAAACCCGTCGCACTTATCGCCGCGCCCGTGTACGGTTTCGACATAAACAAATCGCGCACGTTGATTCATTCTCACGCGATTTGGGTCAACGGAAAATTGTTCAACCGACAGTTTCTCCGTGACAACAACATATTTTTCCCGACGGGGGAAAGTTCGCACCGCGCCGAAGATTACCCGTTCATCGAATCGTTGAATTACGCGATAAACAACAACCCGAATTTCAAACGTATCGATTTTGACGATGACGCGGACACGTTTTATTATTGGATTCCGAACCGTAAATCACGTTCCCGTTCCGAACAATATTACACGGCGTTGTTGACACCGTTCACGACGACATCGGCACTTGCGTTGTACCAATACAAAAAATGGTACAACGAATATTACAATCTTACGTCTTCCGACAAGGACGAGGAAATGAAATACGAAATCCTTAACATAACCGCATACACATTCCATTCATACACGCGTTGGTTGTACGATATGGCGAACGGTTGGAAGGACGACCCGAAATGCGTCGAAAAGGATTGGGAACGGTTGAAAAACAATTTACGGGATATGCGCAAAGAGTTGCGCATATATTGGAACGAAATTTGCCCGTCCGACATTCACGACATAATGTACGGAATCAAACACAATTCCGACATACAATTCGTCGAACCGTTCATTTGTTCGTTCAACGAATGGGTCACGAAGGGTCACAAAACCGACAAAATGTCTTTCGACGAAATCCGCGAATATTGTTCGGGGTTGAAATTCGATGAGGCGAAACACGAAATAAACACGTCATACGTCAAGGCGTGGGTCAAACGGCACAATATATGACGGAATCCGTTTTGAAATTCATCGGTCGATTCGGTGATTGCGATTGGCTTACAGGCAACTGTTACTATTTCGCCGTCATACTGAGGGACAGGTTCGGCGGTGTCATTTGTTACGACACGTCCTGCGGTCATTTCGTGACGCGCATAGACGACATATATTATGATTACAGCGGCGTTTACAATCCTGACAGACCTGACGCGGTAGTCGAATGGTCTCGGCTCAAAGCGCACGACCCCTTGCAGTACGGGCGCGTCTTACGGGACTGTGTCGAGAACAACACTATTTGACGCGAATTGTTTTTGTTCGGGGAAAACCGTATATTTGTGTTCTCGAATAACAATTAAAAATTTGACGTTATGAAAGTTTTAAGCGGATTGGATTTGAACGGTAATCAGATTACCAACGTTGACACTATAATTGACGGAACAGAGAATGATATAGTCAAGATAGGTAGCAACGGGGAACTTGTTGACAGCGGTGTCAGTGTCAGTGACATAGAACCGAACGTTATCGAAAGCGTCTCGGTGAACGGCACGGCTTTGACCCCGACAAACAAGAACGTTGACATAGACCTGTCAGACTACGTCGAGACAACCGACGAGCGCATTATACCGACAGTCACCATGAACCTGTCGTATGATTTTGATATGTCAGAGGGCGTCTCGGGGAATCACATTTCAAACACCTCGTATTCCTTTCCGAACGACGAAGTGCCGAATGTACAGTTCGCGAAACTCACGCTCAATATGACCTGCAATGTGAAATTGAACGGAAGTGTCGTTATGACGTCAGAGACGACACAGAATGGTTGGTTCAACAAACACGACATTCTGAACACTGTCTCAGGGGAAGAAGAGACTATGAACGTCATACACATAACAGCACCGTTCTTTTACGGTGAGGCGGTTGTCGAGTGCGAGGCTATAATCGCATACCAAACTCTGATTATATTTGAGCCTAATTATTGGGTGAATGACGCGGTACAGGCAGGGTTGGCGGATTTCGCGGAACAACTGCCGCCTGTCGCAAAGTCGAACGACTACGACGACCTCGACAACAAGCCCGACCTGTCAGGTTACGCCGAGACAGCGAACCTGTCGGCTGTCGCAACCTCGGGTGATTATGACGACCTGAGCAACAAGCCCGACCTGTCAGGTTACGCCGAGACAGCGAACTTGGCTACTGTCGCAACCTCGGGTGACTACGATGACCTTTTGAATAGACCTGACTTGGCGTCAGTGGCGACCTCGGGTGATTACGGTGATTTATCAAACACCCCCGACCTTTCTGAATTTATTTCCCAAACGGATATATACGGTTTGGGTATCGCGTTCCTCAGCGGCTTGGCGTCAGTAGCAACATCAGGCAGTTACGACGATTTGTCCGATACCCCCAACCTTTCCGAATTTATTTCCGAAACGGATATATACGGTATGGGTATCGCGTTCCTCAGCAACTTGGCGTCAGTAGCGACCTCGGGTGATTACGGTGATTTATCAAACACCCCCGACCTTTCTGAATACGTAATGTCGTCCGACCTCGCGTCAGTAGCGACCTCGGGTGACTACGAGGATTTGTCGAACACACCCGAATTGGCAACGGTCGCAACATCGGGAAATTACGAGGATTTGTCGGACACCCCCGACCTTTCCGATTTTGTGTTGTCGGAAAATTTGGCGGCTGTCGCAACGTCGGGAAGTTACAACGACCTTGAAGACCGCCCAAATTTGACAGGGTTCGGGGCTTTCTTTTCACTGAACATACTAAACGAGGACAGCACTGATTCGTTCACCTTTGACGCGACATATATCAGTTCTGACGCCATACCGATAGTTCAGATAGTTTACGAGAACAAAATTGTGACAGACGGAATAGAAGTCTCGTTCGACCCGTCAACAGGTTCTATTACAGTGCAATGGGACGATACCAAGTACGACGTCAATTCCAACACGCCGCTGACTGTTTCCGTTGTCGGCGCACCGACAGAACGAGAGGATTCGTAATGAGCATTGCTGTCTGCGCTTTGGCTAAATGGGAGAACCCGTACATAGACGAATGGGTCAGGTATCATATTGACCTCGGATTTGACCGTGTCTTTCTGTACGATAACAACGACCCTGACGACCCGTATGTTGGCGACTGCATCGACGAGGGTTATCGGAACAGGGTCGAAATAATAGACCGTCGGGGCGTGAATATGCGCACAAGACAGCAGGTCGCCTATAACGATTGGATTTCACAGCATTGGAACGACTTTGATTTTTGCGCTTTTATCGACATAGACGAGTTCATAGTGACCCCTAACGGAATACGGGGGCTTGTGTCGGGAATGCCTGAGAACCGTGACTTTATGATTCTGAATTGGCAGATGTACGGTGACGACGAGACCATTGTCGGCGACGAGACGAAACCCGTGCGAGAGCGTTTCACGGTGAAACAGGGCGGCAGGAACAACGAATGGAACAAATCTGTCAAGACAATCGTCAGGTGCGGCGGAAAACCCGTGAGAGCGTTGAACGCGCACGGATTCGTTTACGCTGACGGAGAAACGGCGTTATATTGTGACTGCAACGGCGAGGACGTCGGTTTGAAACTGAACAACAAGTTCTCGACCCGACCGTTTGAAAATCACGAATCGTACATAGCGCATTACGCGACAAAGTCACTGTCGGAATACCTGAAGTACAAAGTCAGGCGCATAGGCGTCGTTTGGAACAGTGATTCCATGAAAATACGGTATTATTTCAGACTGAACAAAAGGACGCCCGAAAAATTGGAATATATTGAGCGTTGGAAAGAAACAGGTGTGATTTGAATTGAAAATGTTGTATATTTGTGAGTAATTTTAAACTTTATAATTATGGCTAAGAATTTGAATTATAAGAAAGCGAGAGCGATAAAAGATTCGCAAAAACGCGTTGAGGATATGCGCTCGGGTGGTTCAGGCTCGCTACGGTCGTCAATATTCAACCGTCAGGACGAGGCGTTGACAAAAGAGGCGATTTCCGAATTTAAAGATTCGTTTTGGTCTAACGGCGGCAAGTGCGACGTTATCGGCGGCAACTTGTCAGGCTCGAACGGCAAGAAACACGTTTGTTGCGCGTATTTGCAGATTCCTGACAAAGTGCCTATGGGCGGCGGTGTTGACGCGCTGTTGGCTAAGGTTGACTATGACAAGAACAAAAAAATATTCAAGGCTTATTACCGTCCGAAAAACGGCAAATGGGGACAGTCTAAAAACGTTGACGAAGAGGTTTAGTATATGCGCGGAATAAACGACACCGATTGGGATTTTGAGACCCTGATACAGGAACACGGCATCGACTATCTTGAAGACGTGCGTCATATCAGGATTGTCGCAATGGACGACGCGTACGACCTGTTGCCTGAGGACTACGAGTACAACGTTCGCTATATCGCTCAAAAGATATATTACGGCGGACATTGGGACGGCAGGAACAACAGGATAGAAAACGGTTTCGCTTATTGGGCTGACTATGTTATCGACGACCGCGAGGGTTTCATACGCAGTATGATAAACGAGAGTGAGTTTTACGATTGGTGTGTCGATTGGGGTTATGTTGACAACGGCGAGGAGGACGAATAATATGAAACTGAATCCTACAAACAAGAGCCTGACGGCTACCTGTACGACGGCAAAGAAAATCAGCAAGTCGCTGACGGACTATCACCGTACGGGAAAGACAAAGAACGAACGCAATTTAAAAAAACAGTGAGACACGATTACAGGCGAGCGGTATTATCGAGAATGGCTGTCGGTATGGCTGACATTCAACTGTCGCACAACGCGCTCGCGACAGAGGTGATACTGATATACAACGACCTGAGTATTGACCACTATCAGGACAGCCGTATCGCTGAAATCGACCGTATAAAGAAACTCGCGATATTCCGCAAGTCAGAGGAACTGACATTCGTCCCTGACGATTCGGACGAACTGTTGGACGACAAGGAATCGGCTATACCTTACGAGGTGCTGACGACGAACACGGGTCTGCCGCGCCTGCCGAGACGTGACGATATGCTGTTGAGCGAGGGCAACCTGTACACGGTACATCACGTCAAACCTATGAACCGAGACATAGACGGTCTGATTCAACTGATAGTGTACCCTGAGAGGACAACGTTTATAGACCCGTTGAACATATACAAACTGACGTTATTGGACGCGGACACATTGTTGCCTATTCCCGACCTTGCGGAATACGAGAGGGGCGACGAACCTGAACCGACGCCTGAACCTGAACCGACGCCTGAGCCTGACGAGCCGACTGACGGTGACGAGCCTGACGGGGGTGACGTTGAGCCTGAACCTGAACCTGAACCCGAACCCGAGCCACAGCCCGAACCTGAGCCGACACCGATACCGCCTGTCGTGTACAAGGACATTGTGCTTGACATTGTATGGGGCGGAAACCCGACGGAATACTCGTTCGACAACGAGACGTGGAAACCGTTTCAGTCGAGAATCAGGTTCAACCTATCGGAAAAAGAGGCTCACAGAGTGCTGTATATCAGGGGCGGAATGGAAATTATTTCACAAATTGTATTTTTTGACTAAAAAAGTGTATCAATATTAAAATTATTTATATATTTGCAGAGTGATAAACGAATGAATGTTTAACAATTTAAAACTAAATGATATGAATATCAAGGGTTTAATGAACAAACGGGTGTCGGATAGCAATTACGATTTCACCGACACGGAAATTAAAAAAGTAATCTCAGGGGTTTACAAAATCGAACGTCAGCCGAACGGTATTATCGTATATACCGAAAACGCGTTCACAAGCCTGACTAAATTAAATGCGCTGAAAGGCATATTCGGTGTTTCGGATATTGAAGTTGACTTTCGTTACGACCGTACACACGGGTTGATTTACACGTTGATAAAATAATATTAACGGTTTAAAACTATTGCGATTATGAGGGACGTACGGAACGCGAAATTGCGCCGCATATTGAATGCCGATGGTATCAAGGATGTGGTTTTGAATTTTTCCGAAGGGTTTGTGTCGGTATGGTCGGAAGACGATTTTACCAACGACATATTGTTCCGTGCGGACAATTCGATTGAAACCCGATTGTTCAAGGATTACACGGTCGAAGAATGGGCGGATATGATTCGTGAAATATACGACGAGGGGTTGGAAAATTACGAGGAAAGTCAACAAAGAATACAGCGGAGTGTTATCCGAATGGGTGGAAACACATACTGATAACAACGGTTGTCAAACAACAAAAACACGAATCAACAAACGGTTCGTGTTTTTTTATATATTTGCGAAAACAAAACGAGTATGATATACGAGTACGAGGCAGGAATATTGAACGTCATAAACGCGATTTTCCCGAACATTAAAATCGCGACATACGCGACCGACGACAACATATTTGAAATGATGCGCGAGGTCACTAAGTTCCCTGCGTTCTTTTACCAACGGGAATCGGCGGAATGGTCGAACAACAAACAGTTACAGATAACCGACGGTGTCGAGAGGTCGTCCTTTGTCAGATACGAGCAGAAGTACAAGGGAAAGTTGCTCGTCGAGAATCAGGGGCAGGCTATAACAATGGCGAGCAAGCTAAGGTTCGGGATAGCGCGTCACCCGTATATCACGGTTCATTTCCCGACAAAGGACGAGCAGGACGAGGTTGACGTTCAGTTCAGGCTCACGTACGTCGGAATAGGCGAGGACAGGTCTCAGGCTGACCCTAAGGGCGCGTTGCGTTGGGTTGATTTCGGTTGGCAGAGCCAACTGTTTATGTCAGAGTACACAGACGACATAGGCGACGCCCTCGTCAAGAGAATCAACATTTGGGTCAATCCAAAGAACATAACAGAGGCTCAGATATACAACGAGGAGGGTGTCTTTATGACGATACCGTTGCCGACTGTTGAACCTCTGAACCCGTAAAGATTTTTGTTGTTTGATTGAAAAACATTATCTTTGTGAAAGTAAAAAATTAAAATTGATTATACAATGGCACAATCAGTATTAGACTTGATAGACGTTAAGTTTCAGGATGCCACAGGGCATACCTCAGTTTCCTCGACCGACATAATCGGTATGGTGATGCCTTTCTATTGGGGCGAATCGGACAAGGTCTCTGTTTACGGCAGAACGACATTCTACGAAATGTTCCCCGAATCGTTGCCGATAGGTGTCAAGAGTATCGAGAATACCGACCTGTACTCGGGCTACGCTCAGATAAAGGCGGCGTTCGCCCACGGCGCAGGCGAGGTTGAAATATACCGCCCGTCGAACGGTTGGAAATATCAGAACCTGACCATCAGCAAGACAGGCGGCGTTGTCGGTGACAGCGGTTCGCTAATCGCGGCTGACACCAAGTACGACGAGACAAAGGCTGTGACCGTCGCCCTGAAATACGCAGGTTTCATTCCTCAGTCGCTCGCGTACGGATACGAGAACGTGAAAATCGGTGTGTCCCTGTCGAACTCGACCGACTATACGGACGGTGCTTTGATAAAGATAAACGTGTACGGCGTCGCCGCCGACAGCACTGAAACCCTGTTGGAGACATTCGAGGGCGCGGCGAGCGCGACAGCCAAAATAGGCGGCGAATCAATCTACCTTGAAGACGTCGTGAACGGCAACAGTATGTTTATCGACGTGCGTGCGACGGACAATGTCGTCATTCAGGCGGCGATAGCCGAGACTGAGTTTGCCTGCAAGACATACGACGAATCAGGCGTGTTCACACCTGCAACCTCAGGTCAGAACCCGACACCTGCCTCGTTCACATCTGCGTTCAAGTTGGGAATCGACAACGGCTACGCCATGTTCAACGACTATGAATCGAGCGTATGCACGCTTATTATAAACCCGTTCGTGACTAAGAGCGCGAAACAGAGCAACACCGAACTTGTAACCGAGTATGACGCGTATCTGAAAAACATAGCCGAGTACAGAAAGAACTGTTTGGCTGTCGTCGGATACCCGACAGACAACAACTCGGTTTACAGCAAGGAGAACATACAGACCTATTTCAACGCTCACGGCTCGAAGGGCAGTAAGTTCTGTATCGCCGTTCAGGGTCAGGAATACCTGAGCGTGTTCGGTCAGCGTTTCACCCTGAACTGTGTCGGCGGCTATTGCGGCGCGATGGTGAACATAGCGAAAGAGGCTCACCTGAACCAAATCGCGTCGGGCTACGTTTACGGCAACTACGGCGGCTCGTTGAAGAAGTCGCTGTTGTCAGGCGCGGTGATAGACCTTATGGAAGAGGGAATCAACAGCGTGTACACGTCGAAACGCGGTAATCTTATTTGGGGTACTCGGACGCGCTACGGACGTCAGTCGTCATATTTCGGAAAAATAAACGTAATGCGTGTTACAACCATGCTGTTGAAAAACATATTCCCGATAGCTATCGAGACACTGCACACGGACGCCGCCTCGAACCCTATCACACGGGCGTCGCTGAGTACAATGCTGAACAGCATTATCGACACGTATATCGCGAACCAAGACCTGCACGCCGACAGTTACGCCGATTGTAGCGATAGTATAAACACCGACTACCTGACAAAGGGCGGCACAGTCCTGAACATTATACTGATGTTGCACTTTATCGGTTTGGTTGAGCGTGTAAGTATCAAGATTATCGCGACAGACACCTCTGTTACGGCTGAGTTTGTTTAACGGTTCGGTAAGGCTGATATGAATTTCAAGAAAGCTATGAGACGGAAAATAAAAGACGAATGGGCGGTCGCGCCGTCCTCGTCTTTGGTTAAGAGGCTCGTCAGAGGGTTGGACGAATCAACTAACATAATCGAGCGGTATTTCCCGAAAAATCAGACAGAGAGGGAGTTTGTCAGCGCACTGAAAGATATGGTTGAATATTTTAACAAATACTAAATAATTTAGGCTATGAGTAGAAAGATAAACACATTCGCGAGTTTCATTACACAGCCGCTGAACGTCTATAATTTCCAAATACGTATCACCTCGCCGACAGACAAGGTTGACGAATCGGTGCTTATGGTTGTGGAATCGACCAAGTTCCCGTCAGAGAAATTACGTGAAATGGTGCTGAACTATCAGGGTGAGAAAATATCGTACCCTGCCAAGCCTGAGAACGGCGGAACGTGGACTATCACGATTCCTGAGGGTGACAAGGCTCAGGTGCGCAAGGAACTCGACCGTTTGAAAAACAAACAGTACGACCAAAAGTCGGGTGTTATGTCACCGTCCTTTTGGTACGATATTGAGGTGTTCCACCGCGACTTGCAGGACAACATTGTGTTCTCAATCGTGTTACACGGCTGTTGGATGATGGGTCGCAACGAACACGAGGTCAAGACGGACAACGTGACAGACAGCGTCAAGTGGAGTTACGATTTCAAGTACCAATGGATTGAGGACAAGGTAAACGACAACGAGGGTTCGCCCAACCCGTTCGGTGAGTAATACTATGAGTTATGTCGAGAAAACTGACAGCATTCCGTGTCGCGAACATAACGCCGCAGACTACGTGCAACTACGCCGTGCTGATTCCGTCGGTATGGCGTTCGTTGCTTGCTGTTGAGAGTGCGTCGATGCCGTTCAAAAAGACGGCGGCGGCGTCTATATACATACGGGGAATAGAATACAAGATTCCCGTCAAACAAATGGGACAGGGTACTTGGACTTGCACAATGGTCGAAAACCTGTTTATGGGGTCTCTGTATCAGAGCCTGAATCAGTATTACAGAAGTGCAGGCGGTGACATATCGGAGTATTCGTCGTTCTCGACTTTCAGCCTGAACAACATATACATATTCATTACGGATGCCCTGACAGGCACTGCGCCCGTCGCCGCGTGCGTCCTGAAGGACTGTTACCTGACAGACGTGAGCGAAATATCTTTGAACGCGAGCGGTGCGACAGACGTTATGAAAGTGAAACTCACATTCCAATACAACGACATTCTCGACCCGATAAAAATGGCTAACAACCTGACGGGGCAGAAGTTCACCCTGAATGACGGTGGCAAGAAAAGCATTCAGGCTATTGAGGCAGGTGTCGCAGGAATCACAGCGGCGGCTTGGGGTGTCAATTGGGTTGTGAACAAAGGCGTTGACAAAATCGAGGAACTATTAAAGGGTGAGTGATGAGCCAAGACAATCTGTTTCGGAATATTGACGACCTGAAAAAGTATATCAAGTCGTTCACGACAAGGATAGTAAGCGACGATTATCTTTCCCCGTCCTTGCAGTCTGACTACACGATAGCTATATACAGGAATTTCGACGACTACAAGAACAAGATAAACCCTGCCGTGTACGAGCCTGTGCTGATTCACAGCCTGTCCCTGCCCCTGTCGAACGGTGTTTCTATGACTATGGACAAGTTGGGTCTGCAAGCGGCTGATTTCAGCGCGACGAACAAAATGTCATTCGAGTTCATAGCCGTACCGTACAGCCATAAGACGGGGGCGAACCTGACGGCTCAGGAGACGACATACACGTCGTTGGTGCATTTTTACTACGCACAGCGTTTCACGGACAAGGGGACGCTGAAAATAAAGAGAGAGGGCGACGCGTTGCCGACTGTGTTCGTGATAAACCTGAAGACGAACAATATAGTGTACGTGTTAAAGAACTGTGTTTTCTCGTACCCGAAGTTTCAGACGTCACCGAGTTCAAACAGTATAGCCGTGTACAGGACAGAGGTGACGTTCTCCTCGTACAGAGAGTTCTTGCAGGACAACATAAACGATTACAACATTTCCCAAACGATGGCGAGGGACGTATCCAAATACTAACAACAAAACAATACAACTATGAAAGTGATTTTACCGAGCAACGGTCTGTTAGGCACAAAATGGCTTGATTTGAGAGAGCCTAAGTTCTGCGACCTGAGAAAGACGATAACCGCGACAAGTGACGAGTATCTGTTCAAGTACGAGTTCGTCAGCGGACTGTGCGAGTTCGACCCTAAGAAAATAACTATGGACGACGTTCAGTACCTGTATGAAATAGCGGCGTCGGCAATATCGTTCAACACACTGAAGTTCAAGGTCAGGTGCAGTGAGTGTGACACGGAAATCAGCAGTGAGTTCTCGTTCGCGGACGACGACATACCCGTCAAGACGTTGCACAAGGATTCAAGGAAATGCAAGAAAAAGGTCGGTGACGAGGAATACGTCTTTCATATTCTGTCGGCTCAGGACGGCGTTGACATACATACGTACGGCTTGGACGACGACGAACAGGACAGAATGGTCGAAGAGGCGACCGTGTGCAAGGTGTTAGGGTACGACATAACAGACGAGAATATCGAAAAGGTGAGGGCGTTGCCTGTCGCTATATATGTCGCCTGTTTCCTGTTTGTGAAAGCGAACAGGCACGGAATGGTCATAACAAAGGCTGTGAAATGTCCTAAATGCAAGACAGAGGCGCGTGTGCGCTTGGAATTGGATTCGTCGTGGGTCAAGATAGACCTGCCGACGTTCGTCGCACAGTACGCCCAAATAAGGGACTGTGTCGATTTCAAGTCGTTCCTTGATTTCACCATTCCTGAGTTTAAGAATTTTATTGATTATCTGAACGCGGAGGCAAAGAAAGATGAGTGAGGGTAGCGGAAAATTGGCTGAGACACTTGCGTCGTCGATTGTTGACAAGATGACCGAACTCGCTAACAAGGGGCGAGTAGAGGGTGATTGGGTTAAAAATTCGGACAATATGTTCGGCACTATGTTCGATGTGTTACAGGCTGTTGCCGAGAACTCGTATAACGCCCGTATGCTGAGTGATTCGACTGACGCGACGTTAAACGCCAAACAGATTGAAGACCGTGCGAGTTTCAAGGAACTGAACGATTTTATCAAAGAAGAGGTTGTCGAACGTCTCAAACATATTGAGGCGCAACGAAAGGACACGAAAGGCAATAATGAACCCTCGAAGTCAGATTTGGGTATCAGCACCGAATCAGGTGACACGGACGAGACAGAGGGTGAGGACGTCAGGGGCAAGCACACGATACAGCGTTCAATAAGCCGTTTGGAAAAAGGTCAGAACAAAATAATAAAATCGGTTGAGAACCTGCAAAAGGACAACCGTCACATAAAGACCAACATGGACGATTCCGAAAGGCGGTCGCGCAAGCATTTAATCAAAATGGAACGGTCTATCAAGCACACTATCAAATCACGGATGGGCAAGCTATGGTCTATGTTCAAAAAGACGCTTATTATCGGTCTGTTGCTGTTCTTTCCCCCGATATTAAAAAGGGCGTTCGGTAAGTTAGCTGACTTGCTTTCACCTGTAACAGAATGGTTTAAGATAAATTTTCCGTCACTTTACGAGTATATCAAGGATTTGTCAAGATACGTTGGTAGCATAGCGTCCGATTTCAAGTTCCTTGTTGACAAAATCAAGTTCGCTTTGGATTGGATAGACGAACACGAAACAGGCGTCAAAGTGGGTGCAGGTGCGGCGTCGGGGGCGTTGGCAGGTGCGGCTATCGGTAGTGTAATCCCAGGGGTCGGTACGGCTGTCGGGGCGGCTATTGGCGCAGGTGTCGGCGCGATTGGGGGCGGAATAGACGCAAAAATGTCACAGAGTGAGAAAGAATACGAGAAAGAGACAGCCGAGCGTCAGGAGGTTATGGCAAAATACGACGTCGATAGAATGATAAAGAACGGTGAGTTGGACGGGTCGGACGAGGCGGCGGTTGAGGCGGCGACGGCGGAAAGGTTAAATGAAATACAGGAATACGAGAAAACCGTTCCAACCACAAACTTGGATATGAGTGTCAGGAAAGACGGAGAGGGTTTTGGTTCTATGTTCAAGCGAAAATGGAGAGAAATGTTCAGGGACACGGGGTCAGCCACGACCCCTAAGGTGTCAACGACAGCACCGACCCCAACCGAGACGGCGGCTGACGCTTTGGAAGGTAGCCTTAACGGTCAGACGGAAGTCGAGCCTAACGACGACGAGGCAAAGGCTTTGAGCGCGGCGTATCAGATAATAAACGAAACCAATATAAACAACCTGTATGTGAAACAATCGGCAACTCTGTGGGGGTGAGTAGGGAATGAGCAAACTGTTGCTGAGGATATTACTGAGGTTCGCGAGGAAATTCGCTGTCAAGCAACTTGAAAAGTTCTTGGTTGAATACGCCAAGGGCAGGTTCGACTATCTACTTGACAGCCCTGTTCCGCCCGAAATGGGTGATTTCCCTGAAATAACCCTGCCGATAAAAAAGGACAACGGTGAGGAGACCAACGGCGAACACCTCGATAAAGTTGTCAGAGAGGCGGCTGTCGGAATCAGCGGCGGTGTTTTTCTGTTGACACAGTTCGCTGAGAATGTTTCCGATTCCGAGACACGCACGGCAAGTCGGGACTTGGATTCAGCGAAAGAGGATTGGAACGACGATATATTGCCCGTATTGGTATCGGCAGGCATTGGCGTCGCGTCCGTTATGAGTGATATTGACGTGTCAGAAATCAAACTGTCAAACCTTGACTTAGAGCCGATACCGACATACAACCCTCTGTTTCCTGACGAGAGAGAGAGCATTAGGAGAGAATATGACGAGAAAGGGAAAAAGAAAACCCAAACAGGGGGCGTGCCGTCAGGCTCGGGAAACTTTAAGGGTGTCAGAGATTGGTTGACAGCCACGCCGCAACCGAGCGTAGAGGCGTCAAAGTTCCAAATAATCAAGCGCAACGGCGAGACGTACATAACCCGTTACGGTCAGGAACGCCGTATCAGGCAGGCTCGCCTGAACGAATCATTCGACAGTCTGTTAGAAGGTTACACGTACGACAGCAAGCGTCAGGCGATAGGTGCGACGGGCGCGTTCTTTGGCAGTGACAGCGGTGTTATGCGCAAGATAAACAAGATAATACTGCACTGTACGGCTGACCCTGAGGGCAGAGACCACACGCTCGAATATTACAACAGTTTGCACTTGCAGAGGGACAACGGCACTTGGACGGGTATCGGCTATCATTTTATCATACACCCTGACGGCACTGTCGAAACGGCTCGTCCCGTGAATATGATAGGTTCGCACTGCAAGGGACAGAACTCGTACTCAATAGGTATCGCTTATATCGGCGGCGAGAACAAAAAGGGGAAAGCGAAAGACACCCGAACGAAAGCGCAGAAAAAGCAAATGTGGCGGTTGGTGCTGTATCTTTTAGAGCGTTTCCCGTCAGCGACCGTACACGGTCATCACGAATACGACCCTAAGCCCTGCCCCTGTTTCGACGTTCAGAAGGAATGGAAAAAGTTGAGGGCAAACAATTTCAACTTGGACGACAGCGGTGTCGTCGGCGACTTGGCTTATTCGTTCTCGACGTCACAGAGTATCGAGAACGTACACAGTCAGATAATCGAAATGCAAGAGCCTGAGAGTAACGAGGCTTGACATAATTTACTGATAATACTTTTTGCAGGTAAAGCATAATTTCGTATTTTCGCAGAAAGTTGTCGGCGTGACACGGCGGCACAAGATTATGTCATAATGAATATTGATAATCAATGGCGAGCAAGGGTTTTAATATAGACGAAATCAGGGAACTCAACAAACTGAAAATCTACGCTATCAAGAACGGCGGCGAATCGGAATTTGTTATGGGCGCGTACCTGACGACGGCACTTGGCGATTTCAAGGCAGACATAACGGTTGACAGCCTGACAAGGCAAATGGGTGAGACTGTGAAAGGTTTGGGTGTCGTAGGCAGTCTGATGAAATCGACGGCTGTATCATTCATAAAGGAAAAGTTGAGCGGTTCGTGGGGGAATCTTTTAGGCACGGGTATCGAACTGACTAATGACATAAACTACAATTTCAACTATCGTTTCAACGGAATCAGTGAGTTCAGTCACACGTTCAGTTGCGAGTTGGTTGTGAAAGACGATTTCACAAAGGACGTTATAAATCCGCTTTGGAAACTGATTGAGTACGTTCTGCCTGACGAGACGTCACAGTTCTCGGAAACGGAAACATACAAAAGCATAGAAGACAAGACAAAGTACGGTGCTGACCTGTTACAAGACTTTATAAATAACAAAAACACAAGCAACCCGTTCATAGAACAGGACATATTGGACAAGTTTTTCAAGTATGTCAGGACTGTCGGCGGTGAAATAGGCGACATGGTCGGCGGTATTTCGTTCATAAAGAAACCGAAACAGTTGCAGGGCGGAATGTCCCACACCCGAATAACAATAGGCGACTACATACAGATTGACAATGTTGTTATAGACAGTGTCAGTTTCAACATACCGTACCTGTTATACGACGGCGGTCTGTTCGACAAGGTGCAGATAAATATCGGTGTCAAGGGAAACCGCAAAATGACACTGAACACGTACGAATGGGTGAGACGCCTGACGACCTACGCCAAGGACGAACTCGACAAAATGAAACTGACACCGTTACAGCCTGTGCCGTTGAACCAAGAGTTCAGCGCACCGCAACTTGTCAGACCCAACACCCCGAACGCAACGGGTGTTGACACTATTGCTAACAATTCAGGTGACTTAACTTAAAGACTATGACAGTAAAAGAGGCGGCGGCGTTATATCCTGTGTACGAATACACGACCTCGGTCGGGGACAACCTGACGCGTATCGTGCGCCTGTTGTACAACGGCGATTCGGACAAGGCGACAGCCGCGATAAAGGAACTGAACCTGAGGTACGATTGGGCGTACCTTGAAGGCGGCGTGACAATCAAGTATTTTCCCGAGGACGTATTATTGAAAGTAGATGTGGTTTACAGTCAAAGATAAAGCGATTCCGATAGCCGACTTGGTTCTGACGGACAACCTCGCGACGTATCACAACACGATTTCGTTCACGACGGTAACTAAAATCTATGCGTCCGAGGGTGTCATAGAAACGGACTTTTCAAAGAAGTTCGAGGTCTGTATCACAAGTCAGACGAGAATGCAGGGTGACAAAATGAAAGTTGACTGCGTCACTAAAAAGGTTCACGACGCGTTCAACTCGACGACGGCAGGGTACACGGGCAGGACGACCGTTGACGGGCTGTTCGCCAAACTCGGGTTCAATTACAGTTCCAACTTTCAATCGAACAACACGTATTTCTCGATTCCTCAGGGAATGGTGACGTCCCTGTTCGACAACCTGACAAAGTACGCGTCGTTCGCCAACGGCGGCGGTGCGCATTTCTACATGGCTTACGACGGGACTGTACACGGGTTCGACTACAAACTGATAAAGGAAAAGTACAAGGCGGCTATACTCGACTGTTCCATTCTGTCGGAACAGATTAGGACGGATTGGTGCGACTATACGCCGTCAGAGTTCGACATATTCTATTGGGACAACAACAACAAGTTCAAGACGGAGACCCTGACATTGGAAAAGGGGTTCGGGAAAGCCGTCGTACACATAAACGACACGACGGGCGTGTGGCGAGACGCCGCCAAACAGGAACTGACGAACACGTTTTACAACAAATGGTTTTCGGGACACACGATTACCGTCAGCACTACGTTGGGAATATTCCCCCCGTTGGGAACTTTGGTGAGGTTCAGGGAATCGCCTATGACGTATATCGTGAAAGCCGTATCTAACGCATACAACGAGTTACAGGAAGTTCCTACGACGACAGTAATTCTTATTTCAGAACCAACATTTGTTTAAGCTATGGCAAAGATAATCAAGGCAATATGCACGACAGCGTCAGCGGACGACAAGATGGGACGGGTGCGCCTGAAATCAGACGGCGTTTGGAATCAGGACACCGAACTCGTACAGTCCCTGAACGGTTGCACCCTGAGCAAGGGCGACGTGGTGTTTGTGTCAGTCGAGGACGGTTATTACAACCCTTTGATACTCGGCAAGGCTGACCGAAACGAAATTGTGCTAAATTTGTTGGTTGAAAGGATAAACAGTTTAGAGGACAAGTTGAACGAGGCGGTCAACAAACAGAACGAGGTTATAATGAAACTCGCGGCGTCGGCGTCGGCGGCAGGTTTCGTATGGAGCGGCGCGGCGACATTCGCGGCTGTGCAACCCTTACAGACGATACCGACAAAGACACAGTTGAGAGACATACAGGATAATTACAAATAATTGATAAACAATGGATTTACCGATAGTTTTGAAAGGAGATTCGACATTCGTTACGGGTGTCTTGGAACTGAAACAGGACTTGTACCTGTTGCTGAAAGAGCCGATTAGGACTTGGTATCAGTCGGCTCGGACAGGCTCGTACATACCGTTGCACTCGGCTGACGTCGTCGAACTGCGCAACGCTGTCAAGGACACGCTCGCACAACTGAAGGGGGTTGAAATAAAATCTGTCGAGGTTGTCGAAACAAATGTTATATTGCGCATAAATTACAACGGTCGGGAATTAGAGGAGTTATTTGAGTTGAACAACTAAAAACACATAATACAATGCGTGCTAAATCAGAAATAATCAGGGAACTTTCGGCGTCGCTCACAAGCGACATTTGGAAAAAGCTACAAACGTCGCTGTTAGGCAGGGAACTGCTCGCGTTGGGCGGTGAAATCATATCGGAATCGGAGAACGTCAAGGACACACTATTGTTCCAACTCAACCCCGAGACAGCCAACAAGTACGGTCTGTATCTGCTGTCGCAGATGAACGAAATACCGATTACCAACGTCAAGCCGAACACGGTCGAGGTTCTTATGAAAAACGATTCCAAGTCGTACGCGCCGTACACTCTGTCGTACAACGTCGGCAACGCGTCGTTTGTGAACATCGAGTACACAATGCACGACAAGACGGCGAACTTTGTCTGCGGAACGCACAAATACTATTACAGGAACGGCGCGTCCCTGAACAACAACGACGGCGAGGAGACTTACTTTTTCGACGGTGAGTATTCTTACAGCGGAATAAAACTCGGCAACGCCTATCCTGATTCTATAACGATAACGGACAAGGACGGTTTGGAAATACAGCGTTACTCGCCTGAGGTTGCGCTGTCCGACAACATCGACCTTATGTACAAGGTCGTAACGGGTCTCGACGGCGTGATATACGTTCGTTTCATTTGCGCCGAGGACGTTGAATCACCGTCCGTGTTCAACATCGATTGGCTTGACCACAGCGTCAAGGACGTTGACATCGAGGACAGGGACGTCAAGGACAACGGAACTGTCGTCGGCACTGTCGAATATCATTCCAAGGGCAGTACGGACGACCTGACCTATATGCGCAGTCAGTTAAAGAAAGGTATGGCTGTGTCAAGCGGTCTGAACACCCCTGTAATGATTGAACAGTATGTGAACGGCTTTCCGTTCGTTATTGATTCCAAGTGCAAGGTTGACACGAAAGAGGGCGGACTGTGCGTGTATGTGAAACCTGCGTCGATTTCCGATTTGAGTACCTATTTGGATTTCTCGGAAATAGCCGCGCACATTGCGTTCAACACGATACTGTTCCCGAAAATCAAGGTGCGCACGGGTGACATCCTGAAGTTCGATATAGAAATAAGCGGCGTCACGAGCGAACTGTACAAGAACGAAATAAGAACCCTGATACAGGACGAGTTCGCCGAGGAGAAAATGAAATTCGACACCAATGTAAACATTTCAAATATCCTGAACCTTATATATATGAAATACAATATCTTACCTGAAATTTCTATGTCACTGACAGAGAAGTTCTCGAACGGTGAGGTGTTGTCGGGAATACCTATTTCAGGCACGTTGCAGGGTTTTGACGCGGACAACAACATATCGGTTTGGGAAGACAAGAACATAATGTACGGAACAAGTCAGGACACCTGTGTACCGTTCGGAATCTTGGACGTCGCAGGCGCGTCAGGCACTATGTTCATTCTGAAACAAAGCCCGAGAGACGAGAACGCCGACGACGACGCGGATATGATATACAAACTCGAACAGACAGACCATAACGGTACGCTTGTGTTTACGCCTATGACAGAGGAGGTCGGCGGCGTCACCCAAAAGATTGAGACCGATTCCCTTTACAGAAGTAGGGAGACGAGCAACATAACCGACAAGAAAAGCCGATTCTATCTGTACGACGCGTCAACGGATACAATCAAGTCGTTCGACGAGGACTTGAAAAACCTTATAAACAGGACGGAGAACCCGTCCATTCTGAACACCGCTTGGCACTCGGCGACACAGGATTTCAAGAACCTGTACGATATGGACGTCATTTCGACGAACGACAGTGCGGTGTTCAATTTCAGGTTCACGTCAAAGGGTGTTCAGGGAACGAAAATATCAGGCGGCACGTCGTCGGAATCGGACGAGTTCTATACCCTGACCTATTGGAATGACAAGAACTTGGACAATTTCGCTTATTTCAGGGACGGCAACAAGAAATATCAGATGGCGATAGCGGCTGACACGTCACTGTCGCTTATGAACATAAACACGAACGGATGGAACTACTATGACACCCTCGACGGAAACGACGAGAAAGTCAAGGGTTTCTCGGTCGGTCTGTGCGGCAAGGACGATTACGGTGCTGACGTTGACATAAATTCGAGCGCGTTCATATACGAAAATCAGTTCTATTATATTTCGGGGCTGAACAGCGATTTCGTCTCGATACACAACAACAAGACGGGAAATGATTTCGGCGTCCAACTGTCGTCTGTAATCAGGGGTCTGATTGTCGTTGACGACCGTCTGTATGTCGTTCAGAAAAACAACGTCACGATAGTTGACGGTTTCAGCGGAATCAAACAGCACTCGTACATATACAACATTTACCTGAATGTGAACAGGCAGATGGAAATCACGGAAATAACAAAGGGTTTCAACGACTACATTCTGATAAAGTCAGTGAACGAGAACGGCGAGGACGCCTACTATGTAGCCACGGGCTTTGAGTTCCTGTCGGAGACCAAACTCGGGTTCAAGAACCTGAAAGAGGTGTTCACCGACGTTGAGGACAAGGCTGATTTCAGAATCGGAAGTTGCAACGGCGAGTATGCGACACTGTACAAAGAGGTGAACAATTCGAGCCAAAACGGGTTCGTGTTCTGCTGTTGCAACCTGACTACGGGCGAATCAAAGGTTTACAACAAAATCGCGACACTCACAGAGGAAACGGAAATCACCAACCTGACCGACGACCTCGTGTTCAGTGAGAAAATAATACAGCCGTTCGTTGAAAAGTACGCCAAGAAAGAGGCAGGCGACCTGTACGGCGACGAGGTGTCGAACTACGAGAACGAGACCCTGTCGTCGAACGGAACGTTCTACTATCACATAAACAACAAGACGTACACGCACAGGGTGAACGACAACGGAGCGGTTATGGCTGTCTATGACATTGTTTGGGACAATAACGAGGTGAACAAACAGGTCGGTGACATTATACTGTATATGTCGTCGAGGGGCAGTCTAATCAAATACAAGGAGACCGCTGTCAGAATGAACACTAAAATCGGCGTTTACGACAAAATAAGCAACACGCTCAAACTTGACATAGTGAACAACGTAAGCACTGTCAAATACAAGAGCATAAACGTTCACAAGTCAGACAAGACATATATGGTTTTGAACGACATAAGATTCATAGACTGATATGAAAACGACACTCAACTACAATACGATTGAGACCCTGCAAGTGCAACAGGGTTGGAAAGAATACTTGGACAGTATCGTCGCACAGAGCGAGCGCGTCTTTGACGACAACCTTGTTTCCGAGTATGACGAATCGGACGGTCAGGGAATTGTCAGGCGTATGGAGAAGACGGACGCCGTCTCGCCGAAATACGCTGTGCTGAATTTCAGGAAAGACCTTATACCCCTAATCAGGAAAGAGAACATTTCCCTCAGGGCTTTGCTGAGACTGCTGTCGATTTACGGTTGCAGGATAAAGGCTGATTTCGACGGTGTCGTTCTGCCGCACACATTCAAGATTCAGGGCAATTTCGACAGCGTCGGCGTTCGGGGCTATCACACTCAGAACAGGACGTACGACCATGACGCCGCCCGTACGACGCCGCAGAACGTTCAAGAGGACGCGGACTGTTTCATTCCGAATATGTCGAACAACGCGTTCGAAGAGGACACGACGTTCAAGTACATATACAACATATTCGGCTACAATCAGAAAAACCCCATGCTGTCCTACTCGTACGTTTACAGGTTCGAGAAATACTACCCTGTCAAGATTATGAAACTGAACGAAGACTATCACGAACTGATAGACCCTGAGGGTAGCGGCGAGGATACGAGGATTTGGGTTGACGACCCGACGGACGAGGGCAAGTATTACGTCAGGGAATCGGACGTTATAAAGGTAGCCGAGACAACGTCAGGCGACAGGGAACACTCGACCGATATTGAGTTTATCGACGGTGACGTCCCAATATACGAGTGGGTAGAGGACATAGAAAATGAAAAGGGAATCATAGCGAGAATGACCTTGGTCGAGTATGACTACGGGGACAAGATGTTCAAACTGAAAGACAACATTCAGCCGTCCGACATTTTGGACTGCATTTCCGACCCCGTGTTCATAGTGATAAACGACCACGACAAGATAGACCTTCAGAAATCGTTTTACGCCGTCGTTGTGAGCGGCGAGACACAGACGTTCCCGATAATAAGGTACAACGCCGAGGCTAACTTGGAAAGCGTTGAAGACCCTGTTGACGATGACAAGAGCGAGTACGACCTGTCATACGTGATAGCGAACTCTGATTTCAGTTTCGTACACAGAAACACGTTCAGAAAGAAAACGGACGCCGAACATCCTGACGATTACGAGGTGTTCAGTGTCACCTTAAAGACAGAGGGTTACACGAGCCTGACTGTGAATTACAACGTGTACACGATAGACGGCGAGGACGGCGAGTTCATTATCGGTGACATTATCTACGACAAGATAGAACCGTTGGCTATGCACGTCAGGGAGAAACAGTTGTTCGCTGAGGACAGCTATATCAAGGCTCAGCCCCTGTTCGTGTACAGGACGCTCGGTGAGAGGATACCAAAGACCGAATGTTCCGAGACAGCCAATTTCGACAACGAGAGGGGCGGCGCGGACAAACTGAACTACGAAATAAAGTTCGACGACTTTCAGAACGACAGCATAGCGAACGGGGTTTACATAGAAAAGAAATCGACAATTATATCGAACGACCCGACCTCGACAGCCGACTTGGTAGCCAAGGACGTGTTCTATTCGAGAAAATACACGGTTTACGAGGTTTACAAGCGCGTCATTTCAAAAAAGACCGTTGTAAAGACATTCACCCGTGAGACAAGTTGGTACGACTATTTCGACCTGTCGTTGGTTGACACGTACGAGCGCGGCGAGTTCCTTGGCAACTATTACGCTGTTGAGGACTTGTCAAAGAAAACCCTGAACAGACCCGTGACCCTGTTCTCACAGTCGGGTCTGATTAAAGGCAGTGTGTCGGGCGAGTACGATTCCGACCTGAACGTTATTGAAATAAGGGACGGCAAGAGCAACGATTACGAACTTGTGCCGCTGAGGAAAGAGGCTGAAATAGAAACAATGTATTTCAACCATTTCGTGAAAGTTTACCCGATTGTTGACGAGGAGACGGACGACGTCGTAAGCACGCACAAACTGTACTGTGACAACCTCGAACTCGTCGAGTACGCCAACTGTGTCCCGTATATCGTTTCGTACGACAGGAAAGGCACAGAGGACAGGGACTGCTCTGTTTTCGGTCGCATACTGTCGTACAACAAGCGCACGCACCTGATTACGGTGAACAACCCGATTTGGTTCGCCAACTCGAAAGACCCGAAATACGTTGTGGTCGCGTATCAGAATATGTCGCCGTTTATGCGTCCGAACCGCCTGACGGTAATCGCGCCTGACGGGGGTGTCAAGGGCGTCGTCAGTCCGATGCTCGACAATTTCAGGAACGCGGCTTGTTACGATATTGAACTTTACACAAAAGAGGAATACGAATCATTAGACAACAACTAAAAAGAATCATTATGGCTATCAACAGAAACGAGGCGAAAGAGACGTTAGAGGCGAGCATGGTCGATGTAGAGAAACGCTACGCCGATTTCATACTTGAAATAGACACGAAAATAAGGCTCGCGTCAGGCTACGAGGTTCTGCCTTACTTTTTCGGCAGTACCGACAGCGCGTCACACGACGCGTACTTTGACGATGAGACCAAGTTGGGTATATACGTGAGAAACCTGAACAGCCTCACGGAACTGAAAAGCCCTAAGAAAAAATGCTCGTTTATATGCGCGGACGGCACGGCTACCAAGTACAAGGGTACGTTCGCTTACCCGAAAGAATGGGGCGACTTAGAGAGCGTTTGGGATTTCTTAGAGGCTAACCGCCTGACGACAAGCACGCCGTCAACCGACGAATGGAAAAAGTACGGTGACATAACAGTAAACCTTTTGGGCGAGGACAGGTATTACAGAGTGTACGAATCAGGCGAACTGTCGTCGTCACTTTTCAGCTTTGTTTTTTAAATGAATTAAATAACTGATTATGAATTGGAAAAAGTTTTGGCGAACAGGCGCGGCGTTGGTGACAGGCGGCGCGAGTGAAATAGGAAAGTTCACGTATGACGCGGCGACGGGCGGCTTTGACTACGCGAAAGAGGAATTGAAGAATACCGTCAACGACTTTATTCCTGAAAAGACACAGGAGAAGTTGAGAAAGATTCAGAATTTCTTTTTGGACGCTTTCGACTATGTGAACTGCCTGAACCCCGTGTTTTTGATAGGGAAACTGACGAATCAGGATTGGCTTATGAACCTTTCCACGGGCGGACTGTACTATCTGAAAAACGAACTGAGGGCGTTGAACAACTACGTTTTCGGCACGGACACGGACGAGGAGGCAAACCCGACAGACCACATAATAACCTATACCAACACCGAGGCTGTTTTCTCGTTCTTGGACATAGACATACAGGAATACCTTGACGAACACGTGGCGGCTTGGAAAACCTGTCTTCAGATGGTGCGTCAGTTCCCCGACTTTTACGGGACGACGCAGGCGAAAGCCGACGCCATGACAGAGGACGAGGCGTCCGACCTGTTCTACAAGAAAGAGGGTTGGAAACCGTACTGTTCAAAGGGTGTCATAGACGACATAGTCGAGCAATGGTACGGCGACGGCGGCACGGGCGAGGGTATTACTTTCCGTTTTGTGAACAAGGGTATAATAAGGCGTTGCCGATTCCTGAACAACGAGTTCGGTTTCTATACGGACGAGTACAAGAAACTCGTTATGAACATTTGGAAAATAGACGACATGGACTTGATGTCTGAGACGAACGCCGTCCCAAACTGTTATTTCGTCAGGGACTTTTTCAAAATGGACAGAATGTACTACACGTCCAACGAGAAGGGTATAGTCGTAAGCACCTCGTCAACGGGCGGAACTCGTGACGAGATAATCCTCGATTACATATATTCCAAGACCTGCCTCGACGTGTACGCCAAATCTATAAAGGAGAACATAAAGTCAGGTTACTATTACAACGGCGAGTTTTATTATGACGCGGCGCACACGTCGCAAATGTCGGGAAGTAACGGCTCGTATTACAGGGACAAGGACACAAAGGTACTGTACATATATGACGGCTCGTCTTACAACACCGTTGACGAATCAAGCCTGAACATATACAACGGGGCTGTTGTGACAGGCTATTATCTGATTCCGTACGCTTACGATAACGGAACACGCGGCAAGTACCTGAAAATGTACGCGTCGAATTTCAAAGTCCCGAACAGCGGCGCAAGCATATACACAGACCATCCGAGCCTGCCTTACAAGACAACGACGGAGGCTTACAACATACTGCACTATTTCTTTGAGAGGGAGTCGTACACAAGCGGTATGGATTGGCAAGAGGCGAACCATGTCAGCGTTGACGCTGAAAACCCGACAAAAGAGGTCAGGGGCAACGATTATGTCGGTATGACATACGAGAACCACAGTTTCCTGACGCTTTCCGAGGTCAGGAACTATATCACTCAGTACGCCATTCCGCTCATTCAGTATTACCAATACAAGGGTTACACGGTGACGCCGATATACTCGTCGTCGCACGCCCAACAGTTCACCAACACAGACCAACCGTTCCAAAACAATTTCCTGTCAGAGAAACCCGTCACCGATTACAACGAAAGGACGGGACTCCATTTCAAGGGTGACGAGAAAAAGAACGGCTACTATGACATTATACCGTACAAGTACATAACGGGCTTTGTCATAAGTTGGGGCGACAAGGACACAGAGGTCGCGGAGAGCGAATGATTTTTTTTGAAAAAATATTGTTGCGCGTAACAAAAACATAATTATATTTGCACTCGTAAAGATTACGACTATGACATTTATGATTGTGTTTTTGATTTTATACGGCTTGGGCTTAGGGGCGTGCCACCTGTCAGCTATGCTGTTCAGCGGTACGGACGCGAGCCTTGTCAGGAATATCGGCTACGTGCCGATTCTGAACGTTGTAGCCGCGATACTGATAGTGTTTTTTCTTTTCTACATTGTGAGGGACTATCGCGAGGAAAAAAAGAAACAGGCTGAGGCTGAGAGCAAGGAACAGGTCGGTTCGTCTAACGGTTAGGACGCAAGGTTTTCAACCTTGAAATATGAGTTCGATTCTCGTACTGACTACGATTTAAAAACACACGGCGCGAAGTCGCCTAAATACAAGGTTCTTTCAGACATACTTTAAACAAATAAGCAAGTATGTATGGCAGTTGTATGGGGGGGCGGTTTACCAATGTCGAAAGCACCGTCCCCTGATTTTTCGGTTGTAAAGATTGTGATTCAGAGCCACTTTATTCCCTTACCATATCTATAAGTCAATTGTTACACCTATCACGATAACAGCACCAAGAGAGTTAAACATCGCACGGGGAATTTTCTGACTAAAAGTCCTACCTTATTTTCACGCAATGCTCAGTCAGGAACGCAAGGGCGGTGCGACACCGCCCACAACCACTTGAAAAGGAATTTTTTAAAACACAAATAAATGAGTTACCAACTATGTCAGTATCACAAACAGGCAGGTTGCGAGGAATGCAAGTACCTGTTTTACAGCCAATGCAAGAAATTTTGGCAGATACACGCACGATTCCTGATGAGGAACATTCTGAGGGAGAAGACGGACGCGTTCAAGTACACGCCCGTAAAGAACGCCGAGAAACACAAGGTTTTACAGAGCCGCAAGAAAGACGTCGCCAAGTCGGTCGCAATGCAGTTCGCCATCGAAAAGAACGCCGAGGTGATTCCGTACACGACGAACACCGCACTGAACCTGATTGTGAACGCCGTCGAGGAAGTCAACGCGTCAGTCGCGTTCGTGACGGTGACGACGGCTATCGGCGAGGCTGACAAGATTATAAACCTGTTGGAGAATTTCACGGACACGACGGTACACAACGGCGGAAAGGTCGTGCTGTTTATCGACCCGTCGTGCAGATACAAATTCAAATACCCGTCAGCCGATGAATAGCGAGTTCAAACACCCGATTGGCACTAAGTTATGGTGGGTCGGAATGGAATACGAAAATCCGAATTGGGTTTGGAAAATATGCGAGCGCGAGGTCACGGCTGTACGCGAGACGCGGTGGTTCAACGACGAAAACCCGTTACGGCAAATATTTTTGTCAGGTATGTCCTCCTATGAGGGCGAGAATTGGTTTGACGACGATTTTCAAATTATAAAAGAGTACGACGGTACGGAATGGTACTGTACGGGCTATATGTGCGACACCGTGTTTGAGACTAAGGACGAGGCTGAGAAATACCTGAATTTGGAAATCAAGTACGAAAAGAAAAAGAAAAGCGAAAATGAAGACTAACGAGGAAATGGCGAGGGAAATAGCCGCCAAATTGGGCGGATTCCAAGAGGCGTATGACGGCGCAATGGCAATGGCGGAAATCAAGGACAAGCAAATAAAAAAGGTTTTACGGGCGTTGTCAAGTGAAACAGGCGACCCACGGCATTTTTACGACGAGGACGATTTGTGGAATAAAATGCCATTGGACGGTTCAGTGCCATTTTCGTAATATGAAATCGATTTACAACAGCGGATTGAAACAACATTGGACTAAAAAGGGCAATGTTATGAAACCCAAAATGTCCTTTGACACGCCCGAGGACGCCAAGCGTTACAGGGACGAAAACGGTATCAGTTTCAGGTACAAGCCGTACCTGTGCGACGTTTGCAACAAATATCATTTGGGACACAAAAACAAATAAAAATATTATGACAGCAACATTCTTTTACTCGATAGCAGGTCTGAAACAGTCGAACACGATTGACGACCTGTTGCACAATATGTCAACGATTGAGTACATAAACCAAAAGGACAGGAACGTAGCCGAATACTGCCTGCAATGCGCGGAACACGGGAACTATCCGTCGGCTGACTATTTCGTGAACATATACGACAAGCCGAAAACCGTCCTGAAGACAGAGGCTGAAATAGTCCTGCATTTCAAAGAGTTGGTTGACTTTCACGCGAGACAGGCGGTACAGCGCAACGTCACGACGGCAATAAACGAGACGTCAACGTCGGCTGACCTTCTGACGCGCCTGTCAAAGATAATCACCGACACAGAGAACGCTAACGACAGCGAGTTCAGTTTCGACGACTGCAAGCCCGAACTGTACGGCGACGTTGACAAGCCGCTCGACAGCGGACTTATGACGGGAATCGAGGAACTTGACAAGACGACAAACGGTTTCCAACGGGGTACGGTGGCGAGTATCTGCGGTTTCACGGGACACGGAAAGTCAACGGCGTGCAACAGCGCGGCGTACCAAAATATCGTAAGCGGAAAGAAAGTCCTGATTATATCAATTGAGTTGCCGCCCGACATGGTTTGGAAACAGTTTGAGACGCGCTATATGTTCGAGCGAGAACTCGCCGTTGACGTTCACAACATGGAACATCACACGTTGGACGACAGTGTCGGCAAACAGGTTGTATCATACGAGCCTGATTTTAAGCGCGACGTAGTTCCCAATCTGTTGGTGATAGACGAATCGAAAATCACGAAAAAGATAATGACCGATTATCGAAAGATAAACAAACTGTTCAAGGCGGCTGAGCGCAAACTCGGCGGCTTGGACATGGTGATTGTTGACCACGTCGGTCAGTTGGAACTGTTGTACCCTGAGACGGGAAACATAATTCTGAAACAACTCACGTCAGCGGCTAAGACGTTCAAGAACGAAAACGGGGAAAAGATTGTCATGGTGTGGGCTGTGCAGTGCAACCGCGAGGGCAACAGGCGCGCGATACGCCGCGAGGGTCAGTATGACTTGCAGGCGATAGCCGACCTTAACGAGGTCGAGCGTTCGTCGTCATACTGTGTGTTCCTGTACACGTCGGACGCTATGAAAATAACACAGGAGACGAAAGTGTCTATGCTTAAAAACCGTCTCGGTGTTCCGATTCCTGTCCCGTTTGTCACGTCGTTCACCCCGTCGGTCGTTATGGTCGGCAGAAAATTTGACAGGGCGAATATGAGCGACGTTGATTTCTCGTTTACCGAAATGGGCGGTGAGTACGAGGATATACCGCCGTTCTAAAAAAGTTTTTTGAATTATTGTGAAAAAACAATATTTTTGTGATACGTTTTTTAAACAAATACGTAATGAGTAAAGATTTTTTGGCAGGTTTAGTTAAAGTCCGCAACGGTGAAAACCGAACAGAGAGTTCGGCACGCGGACTTGAAGTCGTGCGGCAGAAGAGAACAGTGCTTGACGACGCTATTACAAATAACAAAAAGACAGAGTTGCCGCGTGTAAGCGACAAGTCATATTACAAGCCCTCACGCATTTCGCGCATTTCACAGGTCGAGCGTCCTCAGAAGACGCAGTACATTGTGTTGGACAGCAGGGCGATTGATGAAATAGCCGAAATGGGCAACGCTCAGAGACGCAAGTTCCTGTCGCGCCTGTCTGACGGTGAGCGTCGCAAGGTTCTGCGCGCGCTGAACGCCGTGAGGGTTCGTGACGACTTGGAGAACGGCGAGGTTGAGCGTCGGGATTTGAACCGTCAACTCGAACCTCAGGACTTGTATGTAATCAACGACCTGTTGACAAAATACGCCTATTCGAGAAAGGACGACGAGTTGAGAATGCTTGAAAGCTACAAGGACATTCTGAACGACAGCGACCCTCAGGAGGCGGCTGTGTTGGACATTATCAACAAGGTTATCGACAACGAACTCGATATGACAGCCGACGAAGAGGAACTGAACATACTTTACGATTTCTTAGAGGACAACAAGTTCGAGACCGAATCTTTACAGACCGCGCTGACAATCGCTTTCGGTGACACTATTGACGAGAACGGCGACGGTGTCGTCGGTGACGAGCCTGAGGGTAACGAACTCGGTGACGAGGAACTTGATATTGAGGGTGACGACTTGGGTGGTGACGACCTTGATATTGAGGGTGACGAACTCGGCGGCGAGCCTGAGGACGAGACACCCGACCTGAACATAAACCTCGGTGATTCACGGAGACGCCAACCGAGACCGATGAAACGCGTCGCTGACAACAGAAACGGGTCAGAGCGTCCTGAAAGACGTATCGAGCGCAAGCGTGTCGAGGACACCGCCGAGGAATCGTTCGAGGACGTCGAGGCTTTGATTATAGACGACGCCTACGACCTTGCCGACGATATGCTGAACGGTCGCGCTATGAACGTGAGCGATTCTATGAACGAAATAGTAGAGCGTTACACGAAACGTTGCGGCGAGCGTGTCCGCGTGAAAGACTGCATGGACAGGGCGTTCGCCCACTCAGTGCAGGAAATATCGCTTGAAAAGTCGGCGCACGTACAGAAAGTGAAGGACGATATTATAGACCAAATAGACGAGCAGTTGGGTGACGAATCAGGCGAGAGCGGTGACGGCAAGACATTGCTCGAAAGTTTGGGTTCGGCGTTAGAGGCGTTCGCGAACGGTGACACGAGCGAGTTGCAGGCGTTGGCTGACCTGTCCGTTGACGACATAAACCCTGAAGAGGAATCAATAGACGAGGACTTTGAGGGTAACGAACTCGGTGACGAGGAACTTGATATTGAGGGTGACGGTTTGGAAACGGACATCGAGACAGAGAGCGGCAAGGGTGACGAACTCGGTGACGAGGACGACGAGGAATCTGAGGACGAGGACGAGGATGAAGACGACGAGGACAAAAAGGTTGACAAGATAAAACTGAACCTGCACGATTCAGCCGTTATGTTGGCAAAATGGTTGGTCGCAAAGGACAAACGCGCCAACAAGATTATCGACGCCCTGAAAGACGAGTTGCCGATACTGAAAAAGTACAATTTCAAAATATCCGATTCAGAGTTGATTGAAGAGGAATTTGAACCTGTCGAGGTTATCGAGCCTTTGCTGAACCGCGAGGAATTTCACTCAGTGTATCAGACACCGCCGTACGTCGGCGAAATGGCTAAGGAATCGAACCCCGTAGAGTGTCTGTCCGCGACAGCCGTGAACTACGGCGACCTGTCGCCTGTCATTCAGGTTGAGTGCGAGAACGGAACGGTTCAGAATTGGATTCCGATTATGGGTTCGAGCGAGAATATCGCGGAACAGTTGAACGTTGAGGGCGCGAATGTTGAAAAGATTATTTCCGACAACTGTGTTCCTGCGGAGGACTACTATTCAGCGGCGGCTAAGACGAACAACTTGGGTATTATAGACAGTAAGTTCTACAAACGCAAGTTGAGTGACGAGTGTTGGGTCTGCGACGACGTTCCTGAGTTCATAAAGGACGAGGGTGTCGAGGGCGGCGCGATGTTCGCACAAGAGGGACTGACGACTATGCCGAAAGTCGTACCGTCAGGCTCGGTTCTTATTTACGGAACGAAATACAACTATTACAATAAATCTAAAAAACAATAAGGATATGAAAACAGTTGAAATTTATTCGTTCGACGAATTGGACGAGGCAACACAGAAAAAAGTTATTCAAAGATATTACGGTGACGTTTCTGAGGCTTTGGGTGATTTTATAAATGACGATTTTCTTGGCACGTCAAAGGCAATATGTGAACAGTTGGGACTAAAAACAATTCGCGGAAGTTACGCACAGTTTGAATTGAGTGACCCATCAGCGTATGAATATGTATATTTAAAAACGGACAACAGGGACGAAGACGGTTACGACATATATAATGACGACAGTTACGAATCAGTTGTTGCGTGGTTGAATGACAAAAAACAGGGTTTCAAATACCAAGACGATTTGTATTTCACGGGTGCTTACAGTGACGGTGCGGTTTGCGATTATATCAACAAGGTTTTGAGCGGCGAAGAGCAACCTCAGGATATTGACGAGTTCCTTTCAAAACTAAGCCGTATCTTTGACCGTGCTTGGGAGGACGAGTTTACTTACGGTTTTGACGACGACACAATTGCTGAAACAATAATCGCTAACGATTGGGAATTTACAGCAGACGGCAAACGGGTTTAATAAATAACGCCTTTTATGATTACAAAGGTTTACTAACAATTTAAAACAGTAAAGATATGAATAAGGAAAAGTTTTTAAAGGAACTGAAAAGAACCCGAAGTCAGGCGGAATCACTGATGTATTCTCTGCATTATCTGTTAGAGGAAACAGTCTATGACGCAAGAGACTATATTGAAAACTTAGAGTATTAAAACGCCTTTTCAAATTCATAATAAATATTTTATTTGTGTGGTGGTGCGGATTCAGTAATGTTTCCGCACTTTTTTTATACATTTTTTTATAACAAAGTATTGTTATATTAAAATTATTTATATATTTGCAACGTCGGAACGATAGTGTTACCGACGGAACTTTAAACAATTATAACTATGGCAAGACGAGTAGAAATAGTAAAAGCGGCTCATAAGTATTGTGACCCGACAAGTGAACCGCAACCAAGTGCTAATTTAGCATTTATAGTAGGTGCGGAATGGGCTGATGAACATCCTTCGTGGAAACCAACAGACGAGCAGTTGAACGCATTGCGTCGTGTTTCTAATGGTTGGAGATATAGTCGGCAACTAAAGGAAGAGTTAGCCGCACTCTATGAACAACTTAAAAATCTTTGAGTTATGCAATTACAAGTTGGAGATATATTTCAGCAGGCGTGGCGTGGCTGTCAAAGACCGATGTGGTTCAAAGTTCTTTTCATCTGCCGTGAAAAGAACACGGTTAAAGTTGAGTGCCACAGTATTGAGGGCTATGTCCACATTGAAGAATGGGATGACCTTGATTTAACCGAGTCCGCATTTGAAATTGGCGAATATAAAATGATTGAATTATGAAAACACATTTATTAAAAAGAATTATTGATAAAAATGAAATGTGGCTTGATTTATGGCAAAAACATTCATTTGACCTGCTACCGAAAATAACAATCAATATCATCAATAGAAAATTGAGCGAGTTATATATAGGTTGGTTATTTTGGGAGATAAGATATAATATGTCACAAGAAATTGGTAATACTTGTTTTAAAAGAAAATAAGTTATGGAAACACACATAGTAAAGTATAAGTTTTTGCATTGCAACAAGCAAAAAAAAATTATAGAACAGATGTATGGCAATGAATTTGACAACTTTGTATGTAATCGTGAAAAATATTTAGCGTTTTTGGACAAGGTTGTTGCTGACAATAGAGTAGAGGAATTAAATAATATTTTAGGAAATAATGATATGAATTGCAAGTATTACCACAATGGCTATCAAGGAGACAAGGTTGTTTCCGACAATAGAGTAGAAGAATTAAATAATATTTTAAAGTGTAACGAACATACAATTATGACAACAACAAAACTAAAAAACGGCATTCCCACATTGGAAATCGGGGTGTTGTACGAAACAACGACAAATGTTGATACCGAAACCGTCAATTGGATTGGCGAACGGGTGTTCGAGAAAATGGAAAACAACGTGTATTTTGAGAATTTATCGAAATACAACGATGACATTTCACAATTTTACATTCCTGCTTTGAAACAGGATTACAATATCGCGTTGGCGCGGTTCAAACGCCATTATCCGACGGCGGAGTTTAAATCGTGTTTAATTTTGTTCCAACGTGACGTTGACGGCGGCATATTGTCGAAACATATAATTTTCGCGACCGACGACGATTTTTACGATTATTTGGGAATCAAAAAATAAAACGGTTATGTGCATACTGTCATTATT